CCATCTAGGCTGGCCATGAACCACGGAAACTTTTCGTGTTCAACACAGGCTGGCTCAACCTTTAGTCCTGTCAGGTCTTCGTACATCTCACGCACAATAGGCTCTAGGCGTTTGCCTCTAGCCATTCTTTCGTTCTCGTACTGTTCAGGTATAGTTCCTATTTTTTTTCCCATTAGTTCGTCTGGCTTGCACCAAGGGTTGGAACCCATTAGTACAGCAGCATCAGAACCACCTACCCCGCCCTGTCGCCATCTCAACCACTCTTGACCGCTCTGATCTAAGGTCACATACTTGCAATTCAACATGCTTGTTGTCCTCGGTGTGATGAAGCGGTAACTCCAGCTCTGCACGAATTTGCATTACCCGAATTTTTTCGGGTGAGCCGGGTGGATATACCGTAGGCAGGTACGGGTCTATTGTACCATGCCAGTCATACACACGACTAGACTGCATTAGTAAAATACCAAGATCCGTCTTTTCTTCTAGACATTTTAACCTTGTTTTCTGGTGGTGGAATTAAAGAGTGTATATGGTCTGCAATAGCTTTACCTACAGTAGGCCTTGTGCGCGATCTGTCTGTTGCTCTTTGTGCGGATGGTGCCTCTTTAGGGTACACCTTCCCATTCTTACCACGCATCTGGTTATCCCAAAGACCATTAGCAGGCTTAGGCATAACCTGGGTTGGCTTCATGGGTGGCACATTGCGTGTGTGGAACCTAGTCTGCTTTGACTCAGTCGCACCGTGTTGAAATGGCTGGATTCCAAAGCTAGACTTCTCACCAATTATCCTTGTTGCGTGCCCATGCATAACAGGGTTCTCTAACATCACCCTATCGGCGTGTGGTGTGTTTAACATGCGTTTGAAGTCTTCCGCATCCCTCTGCATGTCTTGCATTCTAGTAGGGTACGCCAGCGTACCATCCGCCTTCTTTTGTGTTAGCCTGCTTACTGAACTGTTAGCCATGTTCGTGCAGGTGGGGTGACCTAACAACATATCCCAATGGTGGCTACCGTCTAGAAGATCCCAATAGTTCCCTTGGTGGTGGTTTGTCTGGTCAACCTCGTTGGGTTTAAAATCAGCAGTGGTGACATGGTGCCCCAACGCACGCAAGTGCGATGCGACACCATTACTACACTCACCAGCTATAAGCACTTTTCCCATTAGGCTACATTCTTCAATGCACTGCGTAAGCCGTAAGCAGCTAATGCAGCTAGGAACGATTGGCTAGCTTGCTCAATCTGACCTTGTGAGAATTGGTAAAGTGCTAAACCAAATAATCCAGCACAAGCAAGGTATGTTTTATAACCAGCCATAATTAGACTCCTTTAAGTTTTTTGAGTTCTTCTTCAACATCAATAACTTTAGCGTCTTTAGCTTTCTGTGCTAAAAGCTTTCGCACGCCATCAATGATAGGGTGGTCTTTAGGCCTGCAAACTTCTCTTGCAACCCAACCACCAAAAAAACACGCACATCCACATGCAATAGTAATAATGCTCATTAGTCATCACTCCTTCTAAAAAAGAATACCGCCAAACCAAGTGTAACAATAATAACAACAACCAACAGAGATCCCTCTAGGGTAGCTCTGAGATCTGGATCACCCCCCTTCCGGTAGTTAGGGTCCACCTTCCGTAGTGCTGTTGCCAAACCTACTGCTCCATCCGTGTAGTCGTTTTGTCTATGCACCACCGTGCCGTCTGGAGATTGCACATAGATTGCAATCTCACTGTTAGCCTCAAATCCCACACCATTGACCGCCCAGTGGTCTTTAGGGTAGTCTTGTACTACTGTGAAAGATCTAAAGTCTGAAAGTGCAGGGTCGTTGTATAAGTCATCGCGCACCTTCTTTCTCATTGCGTCCGAACCAATTACAGTGATTCGTATAAACAGACTATCGTCAGGTATACCCTGGGTGCCCATAAGCAGAAGTGCACTCTCCTTAGTGATACTCCTACCGTTGTGGTAGTAACTCTCAGGCCTGCCCTTCATCTCGGATAACTCAATACCATAATTAGCCATCTTCTTTATAGGAAATAGGTCTAAATATTTATCTGGTATTGGTGTAGGAAGTGTGGACTCCTTGAAGTTACCCTTTGAATCCATCTCCAAGTAAACTCGTTCAGGCACCTTGTACACACCCACTTGTACAGAGTCCTTGTATAGTGCCACCTGACGAGAATCGTCAGTAGGCACCCAGCTAAAGTCTAAAAACATAATCACAGCAAATAGTAAGTTCATCATATCTCCTAGTGTGGCACAGGTGGTGGTGGTGGTGCGAGCCATACGAAAGCCCAACCATTGGAATCATTAGTCCATCTACTTTTAAACTCTTCAGGGGTCATCCAGATTAGCTCGCCTGCTGTGCCGTTATTATCCCATATTGCTGCCCACTTGTCGTCTAAGTGAGCCAAACACACCATGTGGGCGATTGTGCTCGAATATCGCACTTTATCACGCCCTGAATAGGTCACAGCTGGAAACCTACCTGTCTTGAGTGCTAGCTTAAGCAGGTCTAGCTCTTTCCCTTCATATTGCACATACTCAGGCGTGTTGATTTTCTGTACCTGAGAGTACTCTTTTAGTTGTTTGTCTACCTTGGAAGGGTACCCACCACCTGGCTTATTGGCACACCAATTGCGTAGGCCACGAACCTGCTCTAGGTTCTGCCACCTTCCAGCCATCTCAATAGAAGACATCACGCACATACCCGCACCGTCCACATGAGAACCAATGTTGCTGATGTGCTGTGCTAAAGGGAAGTCAATCTGTAGTGGCGTAGAACCGTCAGGTGCGATAGAACCACCTAGAGTAATAGACTCAACTGAGCCTTCTAGGTCTGTGCCCCAAGGTCGTTTAGGCTTAGGTACATCTGGGATAATTGGTAGTGGTATTGGTGGTACAATTTTTGGCCTAAGAAGTGGCATTGGGTCAAACTTCAGGTTCCCAAAGTACACCTCGTTAGCTGCTATAAGGCCTACAGCTAGAATTAACATGCCGATTACCTTGTTCATGATGCTCTCCTGTTAGTGAGAAGGAACAACACAAAGAACGCAACGCCTCCCATTGTAACTCCGTCCTTGAATCCCCACCAGTATATTCTATCAATAGTCCACTTTAAAGGTAGTAAAATATCCTCTAAAAGTTCAATTGGGGGTAGATCCTGTGGTGTCATGTTCGCTCCATTTCCCTAGTGGGCACTTCTCAGTGATCCAGCTAGCTTTGATTTTTAAGAAACATCCACAAACTCCGCATTTATCGTCTTTTTTAAATTCACAGTTATTGCAAATGTTTAGCCTGTTTGCTTGCACTTCTAAGGGCACTCGAGTGCAACCTGAAAAGCCCCATTTAGCTACAGAAGACATTAAAGAGCTAGCTTGTTCTAACATAGGTGGAACTTGTATTGGTTCGTCATTATCCCAGGCTGCCCTCACCCTTGTGTTGTGGTGGTAATGCCAACAAAGTTGGCACTGTGTGTTATCCCAAGTGCTGTTAGGAATTACATTATTGCATGTGCAAGGTCTTGGCATTTTTCACCTAAACTATGGTCTTGTGGATTGAGATATAAACTCAAATCGAGCGTATGTAGATGAAGGCTGCAAAATTCCGTTTCCATACTGTCCTGTTATATGGTTAAGTCTTATATACACATCTATTATATCTCCAATTTGTAACATCTTTGATACAAATGTTGTTCCAGAACTACTTATAGAAAAAGCTCGCCCTGCCGTGTTATTTGCATTGCCTTGTACTTGAATTACAGTTCCGTTGTTTCCTGAAGAAACAGCAAACATACTTGCATATCCTGGAACTTCAACTTGGTACGATTGTTGCAAAATTGCTTCCGTATCAAAATCATTTAGCGTGTATTCTAATATGTAATTTGTTTCACCATAATATCCTGTTCCGGTTTGAGTTCGAGTTCCATAATTATCTACCTCAGTACTACTGTAAAGAGATAAAGCCGGACTTGTTGTTGAAATTGGTGTAACACCTACGCAATATCTGTTCCACGCATAACTGTTCCAATACCACGCACGCCCATGAAAGCTATAAATTTCATTTAGTGTCGGAGATGTTGGAAAAGCAAAAGGTCCATTGTTTGTGTTTGCAGGTGCAATACAAGTGCCTGTTTGGATCGGGCTGGGTGTGGGTGTGGGGCTTGTGTTTGTGCAGGATAGTTGTAATCGCCTTTGTACTGTACCTAGTAAGCTATTTGAATAAACATAATAGCTACCATCATACGGATAGCCCCAATCGATAATTTGTATAATTTCGCCTGCACCGGGGTTTAGGTATGTACCATTCTGGAGGTACACATCTTGAATATTAAAGTCTAGGCAAGTTTCAATTGCATTAACTGTCCATGTACCCGCATTTGGGGCCATGAAAACAGTTCCATCGTAGCTAACGATTTTTGGGCCATCCCACAAATAAGTAGTGTTCGTCTTTATTCCAAAAGTCCAACCACCCATGCATACATTGGTATTTGGGGGAGTTGGAGTTGGTACTGGGGCAGGACTCGGAGGATTATATACTGGATTATAATTTGGTACACCGCTAGCACACCCGCCATTGGGAAGAGTAGTATAACCTACATTGCCTGTTCCTATTCCTAAACCAATAGTACCGAATGTGTTCGTTGGCAAAGTAACTTCTGCTTCCGTATCTGAAATTACATTTACTGTTGCGCCTGTTAAAATTTGACCACCGTAGCCATACACTTTATTTACATTAGTAAAATTACTTCCGTTAATAGTTACTGTTCCCCCTGTGGCATAACAATAAACACCGTTGTTATTATTCATTATTGGAATAGGATCGGGTGCTTTTTCTAGCCACACAGTCACAGTTACATTGGTTTGAAGAATTGATGTTGATGCTGATGTGAAATACCATTGATCTTCGTAAGAAGTACCGGGGCATTGATTTTGGGTTAACACATACGCACTAGGCTTGGGGGCATTATCTTCTTGATTCGCATAAGTTCCAATTGTGTCAAGTTGCACACTATTAGCGGGCCTGTATGGAACACAGCTAACACCCTCAGATGCGGCAACATACACTTGCCCATTAGTTCCATAACCATATTCAGTTGCGTACCCACTCGCAATATTCATTCGAGTAGGATTGTTTGAATTTGTTCGAGCAAGTGTAGTGCTATCCCATTGGTCATCCCTACTAATATAAATGGAAAGTGAATTTACTCCATCGGCATTATTATTTTCACCAATAGCAAAATTAGGAGAAGTCGAATACTGACTTACAACGCTAGTTGTGAGATTATTAGAAATCGGGTAAACTAAAGCTCTTTGAGAACCCTTCCAGATACCACCACCTCGATCCCAACCCGATCTACTGTTAGGAACTCCTCGCAAGTTATATAGTGAGTTTGAAGAACCATTCCCATTAACGGCAAGATAGCTGACATATCCGATTACATTTATCTCATACCACATTAGTCCTTTAAATCCTGCTGGTGGCGCATAAGCAATGGTGACTAATCCACTTTCCCCAACACCGGGGGTCGTGCTTACTTTGCATCTAAACTGCTGAACTAAGCCATCACCCGAATAATCAGCTATTAGTCCTGATTGCCCCGGCATAGTGGATGCGTACACATTTACAGTAGGTGGTTCTGGGTCTGCCCCTGTTTTAATACAACCTAAAAAGACTGTGAATTGCAACGCACCCGGTCCAGTGTTTCCAGCGTCTTTAGCGTACACCGCACTTAGGCAGTTTGTGCTACCTTCGGTAAAATTAGAGTTGTTGGTTCCTGTTGAGTATGAAGTTTGAGAACCGCCCGTTGTTTGCCCATTTAATAGATTGCGGACCCAATGGTAACCTGTTGGTAGGTCATCTGGAACACCTATTGCAATAGTTCTTCCACCACCACCTATTGGAGCATACGATGGATTTAAATTTGCTGGCATGATAACTCCTAAGTATTAAACTGCACCCAAGCGGTGCCGTAGTAGGTGTAAAGAATTGCATCGTTAGTGCTCACCCACCTATCACCTTGAGCAGGTGATGTGGGTGCTGTGGAACCCGTATTAAAACCTGTGCCTGAACCACCCCCACCACCTGCACTAGCTGTAGTCTGTGTGGTACCGTCTGGGTAGGTGATACCCAAGTGAGAAATAGTAGTTCCTAGGCTAGTAGCTGCGTTCCATACCTTCAAGGTTGTACCTGCGCCAGAGTCTAGGTAGAGTGGTCTAGGTGTGGTCGAGCCATCGTTTGTGGTTCGCAACCAACCAGCTTGCCAGTTGAACTCAAACCCAACTGCACACACTAAAGAAATACCGTTGCTGCCCCCTCTAGAGGTATCAAAATTACCTTTACTAACATACTGCCCCCCAGTTCCAAATACTATTGCACCCGTCATGGTGCCACCTGCTAAAGGCAGGTAGTCACCACCACCACCTCCCCCACTACCTGTTGCATCCGTAGTATTAATCCACTTGCTGCTAGCAGTGTCGTACTTTAAAGCTTGTCCATCAGTTGGGGATGTAATTACAACATCCGTTAGATCGACTAGTGCACTAGCCCCACCACCTCCACCAGTATTTGCATCACCGTCCACAATAAGAATCGGGGTGCCTGTTTCGTCAGCAACCCACAATTGCCTATCTGGAATATTAATTGCTATCTCAAATGGTACAATATCCCCAGCAACAGGAGGATCTCCCGCCACTATGCTTCTTCTAGGCTTGATTATGTTCGTAGGTATCAGATTTATAGTAAGAACAGCAGATGTCATACCCGGTGAAGAGAATGTCACTACTACCTGAGAACCACCGGAGAAGGTTAGCTGTGTGAATATTACAAAGCCTGTCACACCGCTCTGTAGTGTGGTTGTGCCTGACATTGTTGCACCCTGTGCACTCGCAACAATGCTAATCCCATTCAATGGTATGTTATTGTTATCCACATCCCTAAACTGAACTTTTACGGGTATCTGCATTACCCTTCCAAGTGTAGTTGTAGTAGGTACCGGAGTAGATGTTACTACTAGTTTAGATGCGTTAGATATTTGGAATGTGTTCGAGGTTACCACATTTAAATTAGTGGTTAAAAACGACAAAGACGCAGCAGCTACATCAAGTGTTGTATTTGTGCTATCTGGAACAATTCCCAAATCAGTAAATGTTGCAACACCGTTTACAAAAGTTTTTGTAAGTGTTCCTGAAAGGTTGTAACCTGTGTTACCAGGGCCTTCTGCAACTAACACCGTTCCAACAAACGCAGTATCTATGGTGAACACGCTAGTTGTCGTGTTTAAATCACCAACATGGATTACGGGTTGTGTACTAAAAGTGGCGTTGTACCGTGCACCCTGTGGGTGTGTTATTACTTTTAGTGTTTTAATAATAGCCATTAATAAGACCCCCCATCAATCTCTAAACCAGCCAGTGCACCACTACCAGAAGAAGCACCGGGCTGCCATCTGTTATTTGCAGTGCTCCAAGTTAGTGTTTGTCCGTCAGAAGCACCTTTACGCCCTATTAAGAGTTCCAAGGTGCTCATATTGTACTCTAGCGGGTAAACAGGTGTCAACACTTCTAAGTTGTCCTGTGGTCGCCATTCTAGTGCGGTTGCATCCCAGCCTAGAACCTGCCTGTCTTGTGCACCAGCCTGTGCAATCCTTAAAACATGTCCTGAGGGTGTGTACGACAGTGGTAGTACTGGGTTTAATGTTAGAGAACCGCCAGAACCACCAGAGCCACCTGTGTAGTCTTCTATGTTCTGGTAGGTGCTGCCGTCACTCCACCAGCTACCGTTTGGTGCAATTTCACCATCGTAGATGTACCCTTGCAGATTGCTCGATGTGGCTGGACCAAAACCCACCTTCACATGGATGGTTTTACCACTAGAGTTATACACACAGATCTGCTTAATCACCGTTGCAGTTGGTGAAGCGGAGTATGGCAGCTTGTACAGTGATGTATTAGCTGTACCCGCAATAACTTTCTGAGTTAGTGTCTCTGTAATTCCCCAAGTGGTCTGGCCTGTGATACCGTGCGACATGGTAACATGGATCTTGTCCGAACTGTTTAGAGTCTGTACGCCAGTTGGTGCTGTTACTATGGATATCTCGTCCATGTTCCCATTGTCTAACACAATTACAGACGGGTAGCTAAGTAGAAACGCTTCTGAGAATCTCCACACTTTCTCAGATGGTATTGTAATGTCTATTAAACATGTGTCTGTGTAGTTGTCGGGGTGGTCTTTCTGACCAGCCCCTTCACCAGCTAATAATGTAATATCTAAATAGGTGCGAATTCTAATGCTGTAAACTTGAGCGTCTATTGCGTTGTTGTACAAGTAGATTTCTCGCACCACCCTTGTGCCTTCTGAGGTGTTATCCACTAGGGTGTTTACATTGTTCTGCTGTGGGTGGCTATAGAAAACACGCTCGTAGTTCTCTTCACCACCAGGCCCTGGATACAAGTTAGAGTCTTTTACAAATTCCATTAAGTGAGTGCTAGCCGTGACATTGCACGCAACACCTTGGGATTGAACATACAGTCTGGACTTGTAGCTAAGTATTAATGTTTTCATATTCCAAAAAAGCTCCTTCTTTGAGATGCGTTGTTAGAGATAGGCCTTAGGCTTATTTGGTTCAAACTGTTTAAATAAAACACACCTAGTGAAGCCAAATCTAGTGACAGGTGTGGGTGTGTGGCTGTTCCAATGTTCTTTAACACTAAACCTGTTCCGCTAACGGTCTTTATTGCAAGTGTTGGATTTTCTGTTGTGCCTGTGTTAAACAAACCACCATCTATGTCCGATAAAGCTGGGTTAGGGGTTGTGCCTGCTGGACCTTGTGCACCTGTGCCACCTGTCGAGCCTGTTGGCCCTCTCAGGTTTCTAGGTGTTCCCCACGGATCTGTTCCATCTGATGTCTTTGGACCAAACAAATAACTACCAATATACTCGCCTGTGGTGGTATTAAGTTCTGTAATGTGGAAGTCGCCAACATCACCTAATGTTGCACTAGGGTCAGGTGGTATAGATGCGTTTGAGGCTACTGTTGCACTGTGGATTATCTGACCAGATTGAGGGCCTGCAATTCCCTGAATACCTTGTACCCCTTGTGGACCTTCTGTGCCTTTTAATTCAATGTAAGGTGTAGGCCAAACACCTGCTGCTTTAGGACCGTACCAGCGTATGGTTGTCGCACCGTTGACTATTAGGAAGTCACCGTTGTTACCAATGTAGTTGTAGTTGGTGTACGGTGGCATCGTGCTAGGATCGCCAGAGTGGTCTACTTTTCGGATAAGGTTTTGTGTTGAATTGCCTTGTGGACCTTGTGATCCTATTAAACCCTGAATTCCCTGAACACCTTGTGCACCTGTTAAACCAATTGCACCTGTTGGACCAACTAAGTTGACAGGTTCTTGAATAGATGTCCACTTGTTGTTTAGACATCCTGAACATTTTGGTCCGTACAGATAATGCCCGGTAGTATCAATATAAAAATCACCGCTGTGCCCCATACCCTGAGGTGGTACACCGTCACCCCAAAGTATGGTAGGCCTTGAGTGGTCGTATGGTGTACTTGCAACCCATGCAACACCATCGTACATGAGCACATTCCCAGACTGTGCGTCAACTCCAAATGAAAGAATTTTATTCGTTGAATTCCAAAACAGTGGCGTATTTGCTGTGATGTCAGCGGCAGGTAGTGTTTTAACTTCCCAAAGTTTTGAAGTTTTGTTCCACAGCAAAGCTTGATCGTTACTTGTTCCAGATGTTATGCTTATTGTAGATGTTTTAGAATCCCATTCTAAGGGTAGCGTAGTGTTTATCTCGCTTACAGTATCTGCATTTTCCCAAATAGTTCCATTATAAGATAATGTTTGTCCGCTAATAGGTGTTGTAGTAGTTACATCTGAAAGTGAGTCTAATGTAATTTCACCATTCACCCACTCCGTACCTGAATATTTTAACACTTCCCCAGACTTTGCGCTTGTGATTGTTACATCAGCTAAACCATTTAAAAGCTCATTAGGTTGTTTGCTTGACCATGTCTTAGATACACTGTTCCAGGTTAGTACATCACCTGTGGTTGTTCCGTCCGCTAGAGAAACTGTAAGTGTGGTTGACTCGTTGGGATAAACACCTGTTGTCTCAGAAGTCATGGTGATAGGCAGTGTGCCTACAATGTTTGCTGTCTCACCTTGTGCACCCTTAGCTACTAGAAGATCCCAATTAAATGTGGTGTTAGGTGTGATGTTTAATGTGTTGTCAACCTCGCAAATATACAGTGATCCCAAGTACTCTACCACAGCACCCATAGAGTAGTTTACAGTAGCATCCCACTCACCGTTCCACTCCATACCTGCGGCGCCGTCATCACCAGCAGGCCCAGCTATACCATTTTGACCGTTAGTTCCGTTAGCCCCAATTAGAGACACACCAGATCCCCAATCTGTGCCCGATTTAGGCCCAAATAATTTTGGTGCACCTGTTCCGGCCATCTGCATATAAAAGTCGCCATCCGTGCCTGTTTCAGAGGCTGGTGCACCTGCCCCAGAGTAGATAGACTTAGCTGCTACGCTGGTACCTGCTACCCACGATGTACCGTCATATTTTAGAACATTACCTGTTGCTGCATTTGGAACATTAAAGCTAAGTGTTGTAGTAGGTTCATCCCAGACAATTGGAGATGTGGCGTATATAACTGCGGTTGCACTTGTCGAGCCACCCTTAGATGCAACTAAATCCCAATCAGTTACAATTGTAGGGTTGTTGGTGGTTGTCTTCAGAGACACATAACTGCTACCTGAAAATTGAACTACAGACTTTTCTGGGTAGGTGCTTCCAGATGCCCACACACCACGCCATACTAAACCAGCGGTACCTGCATCCCCTTTTGAACCTTGTGCACCCGCAGAACCCGCTGGACCTAGAAGTGATACACCTGCACCCCAACCTTGTGAATTAGTGTACCCACCGTACAACCTACCTGCGACTAGATCTATGTAGAAATCCCCCTCCCTACGCTCTGTAGAGCTTGGGAAGGTGGATGTAGGTACCTCGTTACCGTAGAAAATTTTAGTGCCGTCTGGACCAACCGCACCAACTGCACCAGCCACACCCTGAATACCCTGTGCTCCTGTTTCCCCTTTAAGATCTATTGCACCACCCCAACTGGCAACACCGCTTGTAGTGACCCTGGGGCCGTATAACAGGCGTGTTGTTGTATTAAGGAAGTAATCCCCATCTATTGCGGTAGTTGTTGAAATTGGGCCTGTTGTGCCTGACAGAAAGGTAGCCCCACGGACTCCCTGAATACCTTGAATTCCTTGTGCCCCTATTGAGCCTATTGCGCCAGTTGCACCCGCTGGGCCTGTCGGACCGGAGGCTAAAACTCTAGTCCACGCACCTACACCACCTGCATATTTCCAAATGTACAGAAAGCTATCGGATGTGTCATACCAGAACGATTTTGCCGTAGTAGGGTTAGCTGGTGCAGGTGGTTCCGCATCTTGAATTATATAAGTAGCAGATCCCCCTAGTGAGGATATGTTAATACCACCTAGCGTAAACCCATCACCTACAAAAAGCTCTTGTGTGTCGTTTGCAAACGCTGGCTCACCTGTCAGGAAAGACTGTGTCTGAATTGCTGCCTTAGGCCCGTTCTTAAATTGAATTAGCATATTAAGCCTCTTTAATTATTACTTTTGTGGTTGTTCCTACGCAAGAAAAAGGAGTCAGAATACCTGCTGCAAATTCTAATTTAAAAGGTGAGCAAATACATGTAGTTCCTGAAGTTAGCTGCACTGGTGTTTTAGATACATTAACTATATCTTTAATAGTTAAATCAAATCCGGTGTTACCTACTAATCTTAGCTTTGCCTGCACTATATCTTTTAGTGGTCCAAACTGATCATGTATTCCAGCCCAACCACCGTCAAATACAGATTGCTGTAATGGGATAACAGTGTCTTTTAAGTACTTGCAAGAATCTGGAGGATTTTCAAACGACATTACAAGGTTTGCAGGTATTGTGCAGTTTACCCCACCGCACTGAAAGTCTGATTCCGCTGCATCCGCTACGCACACGGATGTGTTTGGTATTATACCGTTACTGCTGGATGGTATGTTAATTGGAATGCTAGTAAACATTCCTAAAGTAAATATTCCGCCAACCTCGTCTAGCTTTTGATCGCACGCAATTGCTCTGGGTGCTGGGTAGGGTTGTGAATCCACACACCTCATGTTCATGTACCAATTTTGATTCTGTAATAACTGTGCGTCATTATCGTACTCATTAACTCTCTCAATTATCACCGTAGCGTATGCAGGGCTTTTTGCAGTTTTTGCAAATGTGAGTCTTCCCCAACATTGTGCACAGCCTTGGCAGGTAAAAGATTTTGCACCGTTAATTTGGCGTGATGTTACCTTGCTACCATTCCAATACACGCTGACCATTGCCTGTGTTTGGAAGTGGTAATCAAGTGCAACATTACCTACGGAAGAACCCAAGCAGAATTTAACTACATAAGGTGGCTTGTGGTAGTTTGTATATAACAAAGGATCTGCACCAACAGGCAGTGTGGAGTTTTTTACCTGCACAGGGCTGTAAGGTAAGAACATGCTAGAATTACCGAAACCGTAAAGTTGAGTAGTGACGCTACCAGCCTGCATACCCTTGCACTGACCACATGCGTAGGTATCTGCGTCACAACCTGACTCATCCCCTAGGTAGGACTCAATGTACAAATCTTGCACTGTGTCGTTGTACGGCGGCCGAACAACCCTTGTAAAAGATCCGCCCTCAGTAATATTAAATTCTATGTGTCCTATTAGAGATGTCTGTTGTACAGGTACGCACCCGTTTAGAGTAATGTCTGTGTCAGCAAGTTGGAATAAAGCCCAATCACCTGCGTAGGTTTGTGCGTATTCCTTTAATTGGTTGTCGTTAAATTCTTTGTCTGTTTTGTTAGCAGGCTTTTGTGATTCCACAGGGCACTGTTTTACATTTGTTTTGTAGCTTGATGCGTTTATTCTAAAGTATTTACTTAGTACAGAAACACCGTTTACACCATCTCCCCAAGACCCTGACACTCTAGGCCCGTACCTTGTGCCTGTTCTAGTGTCAAGTAAGAAGTCACCATCCTTGTAAGGCACATCTGTAACTACCGATCCTCTTCCCTTAATTTGGTAACTTGGTATAGACGGAGATACAGTGTCTCCTTCTGTGCTAGTAAAATAACCAAGCACGCCTTGTGTAATTGAATCTAAGTTTCCGTCAGTTGCAATAGTTTCAATACTTTGTGTATTAAGTGTGTCGTAACCGTTATCGCTTAGAGGCCAAACATCAGCATCTCTTTTTGCATAGTCCTCACTAGTTTCACTCTTTCCAATTACATCAATGTGTATTTTTTTGTTGTTAACTATAAATGTAGTTACCGCTGGTATAACTCCAGGTGTGTCTCTTATAACATTTACAAGTTTATCTGCCGCCGTACTTGATTTGTTTAGTGGTGATGACGCTGGAAATTGTTTTTCGTAATTTTCTTTTACTGTTGAGTGTAAGGACATGTATCCACCTGCTGCTACGCCAGCAGGTGTGATTGATGTGTAGCTGTCTAGGTTGTAACCATCTCTGACATGCTCTACAAGAATCTGTCCGTTAAACTTGCTAATAATTCTAGAGTTACAAGAGTGTGCAATTGTATCTAATAGAAGAGGAACTTTTAAGCTACTATATTGGCTTCTAAACACTTTATTTGGGTATAAATATTTAGACGGTATTTCTGATATTAACAATTGATGTAAGTCGTAGCCCATATTTTTAAATAAAGACACAAATAATCCCTGCCAGCTTGTGCAGGTTTTTAACGACATCTCCCCAGATGTGTGCCACCACCACCAATACCTCTCATCTACTAAAGGAAGAACCCACAGAGCCTCTAAATGGCTCATTGGTATCTTCCCACGAAGTTGTACATTGTCATTGTAAGCTGGTGTAACAATTTGAATTAAAGGCCTAGGCGGAAGCATGTACATTTTAGCAGAAAACGGTATGTCTGTATTTTGCATTACAAGCTTTCCAGCCTTGTAACCGTCTTTGCTTATAGTTGACCTTAGACCTCCTTTAGTATCTAAAGTGTCTGTAAATCCTAATGTGTCGTATTCAGGTAGTTTTTCTAAGTCTGAAGATGTTACTAAAAAGAACCCTGCTGCAAAATTAGACGCACCCGTAGGCCAATAGAGAGAACCTAATTTCATGTGTTTGTAAGGATCTCTGTCGTAGTCGTCAAAATAAATATCCTGACCGTCCAACTTACCGTTGTTAGGTATTCTAAAATAGTTTTCCGGCTTAAACTGCGTGTGGTCTTCCACAAATGATAGTATCTGTGCACTAGGCACTATCAGTGGAACACCCGCAAATGTAAATTGTTCGCTGCTCATTTTAGTTAATTAGTGTATCTGCCACATTAGGTGTGCTGCTGAAAGGAAGTGTAAACCCGCCAACGCCTGTTGCAAATAACCTGTTAAACAACATCTGAAAAGTGTTGTTAGTGTACGGTATAGTTCCTGTTCCATCCTTTAGTGCTTTTGTGATGTTTACAGATATTCTCTCACCTTGTGATAGAGGATTTGTAGACACTCCAAAAACAGCAACATAAGGCCCACCACTGTACATCTCTTGCATTTGTGTAAGTGCTAGCCTATCTACATATAAAATTTTTGTTGATTCGGCAGTGCTCATTATTCTTAAGTATACAACAGAGGGTGTTTTTGTTCCTGTTACAAAGTATCCGGTGTGCTCAGTAAAGCTTGTTCCAACTTCGTTAAGACTAACCGAGTAAGCCAACATTGTATTTGTGTCTGATGTTAGTATTGTTCCAGACTCGTCAATTAAATCTATAGTTAGATTACCTGTGGTTAAGGCAACAGGTGCCTTAACCCTGAAGTGAAACCCATACACAGTTCTACCTGTCACGGATGTGCTTACATCCTGACGAAGCCTCACACTAGATGTTGCGTTACCCGTTAGCTTTAGACCGTCAACAGATGTAGCCCAATTAACACCTGCAACACCGTGAGGTGATATAGCCTCCCAACTTTCAGGTGCCGTAGGCGTAGTTGTGCTAGCAATTAGAAATGTACCGTTAGTTACTAAATTACCTTGCTCAAGTGAGGCTGTTACATTAACTCTATTAAATGTATCAGATGCGCCGCTTCCAGCCGGGTAGTCGTAATTATAAATGCTACTTGCAGTGTTTGCTGTAGAGATTGTAAATGCTTCATTACCTGCTGCTGCACCACCTGTGTAGGAATCCGAGCTTACTTCTAATCGAAGTGTCTCAGCAAGTATAAATTGATTCTCTAAACCTCTTTCATTAACAGGTGCAATTAAAACAACACTCTTTGCAGGCGTACTTTGTGATGTTGTTATTGTGTTTGTCACTTGTCTAACCCTTATGTTATTTTCTTCCATCTGATTTACAAGCTCTGCTAGGCACAAGCTTAAATCTTCAGGTATGATAGGGTCGTCTGACCTGACGCTATCTATGACAATATCAGCGGCAACCCCTACTAATAAGTTAGGTGTAATATTACTTACACTTTCAATCTGTAAGTCTATCTCAGGTATGTAACCTAATATAACCTTTGTCTTAGCATTACCTGTGAATTTAGTTATAAATTCAGGAGACTTCACTGTTATAAGATCTTTTTGGAATTGGTTAATTTTAGATAAAAAACCTCCCAATAATCCTAATTTAGTAAATATACCATAAGTTCCTGTAAAATCAATAGACATGTTTTATCTCCTAATTAGTTGGTCCGCCCGAAGTGTTACTTGTTGAACTATTTCCTAATGTTTGAACTCCTTCAACTGCTGTTGGAGGCCAAGTAGCATTAAAAACACCTCCATCAAACGAGTTGTTGTTTTGTGCTCCTCTAGGGTTTATTGATGCAATCTGTTCTCTGTTTGCGTCCACAGGAGATATTGGAAAATTTATAACAGAGTTCCCAGGGTCGTGAATAGTCTGACATATGTACACGATTTTACCTGCTGCTTGGTAGACCTGTGATTGCCCATCACTATGTAGTGTAGGTGCTGATACTTGAATATCGCTTGTCTCGACTACATCTTCAACATTGTCCATGTGCACTGAAGAAATATAAGGTAAGTCAGGTGCTGCGTTTAACCTAACAAATTCAAAGGTTAGTGATTTTCTTGTGACAGGTCCACTTAAGTTTATTACTCTAGTTGTTCCGCCTGTTGGTCCAACACCTTTTACAGCAGCTTTATTTGTGCTTGTGGAATACTGAACTTTTACCTCAGCTACTAAATATGGATAAAGTGCGTGAGATCCTGTTATTATATTGTCTCTTAGTACTTGTGCCATTTTAGTTCCTATTGTGCTGCGTTAAGTACTATTATTCCTGAAAATGCCTGTTGTATCAACAACTGCATTTTCTTAAGTATGTCATCAGCTTTGCTACCGGGGTCAGTGTAATTCTGCCAATTTTGTGTCAGATGGCTAAAAATTAAAGGCCACCTTTTCCCAGGCTCGTCTTGTCCAGATGCAAAGGCATCGTACCATTTCATAAATGCAACTTTACCTTTTAGAGGTGCATCTCTAAACTCGTACTTGTTCGGAGGAAGTTGCACATATCTATAAACGGCTTCATACTTACCGGAAACAGTGCTGCTTTCTGTTAGAACTCTAGTTTGTCCTAAATTATAAGGCGCTGACCTAGGTCTTTCTATTTGCCCCCAAGGAAAGTTATTCATAAGCAACTGACCAACCTGAGCGTTTATAGTTTTGTAATAAGCACCCGGATTAAAATTATATATCTGCTTAGGTGTTAATACTGGCTTTGTTTGCGGGAAAATAGATGTAACTACTTGCGTTCTTGTCGATGTTCCTGTGTTTGGTTCGACTCTGGCAGTGTCAAGTGATCTGTGATATCTTACACGCTTGTACTTACACTCTGTTCTTCCCTTACACACTGTACCAGTGCTGTAGTCAAAACACAAGTTAGTTTCTTGTGGCATCTTTAAACTCCCTCATCTTGGATAAGGTTTGGATCGTTGCCCATAGGTAGTGTTTTTTCAAACTCTGCCTTGTCTGTGTTGTTTCTTATTTTATCTTGATACTTATAAACTTTGCTAGACTTATCGTCTAACGGTGGCTCGTCAGGTGAGTGTCTAATGCTTTCTGCGATTAGCTGCTCTAGGTAAGTTCCACGCATCTGGTCGTATTGACCACTGCGTGCTTTTATAATGTTTAAATCTTTAAGTGCTGGGTTTGGTGCACCATCAACAAAAGATTTTACAGTTACACCTGCTATACCAGCAGGCTCTGTAAAAAATACATTCCGTTTGTTGTAGATTTCGTTTAAATTAAACTTAGAATTTCCACTAATATTATCCCATGTAGGGGCCATTCCAATATTAGATAAAGTAGCTTCGTTATATCCGTTTAAACCTAAGTTGTCAGTAATACTACTATTCCTAGTCACATGTATCTTTACAAAAGATCCAAGAATGTCCTCTTCCACTGCAATGGTGTACATACCGGAGTAAGGGTTAAAGGGTAATCTTTTTTCAATAATAAATAATGCTAAATACTCTAGCTCGTACTTTTCACTTCGGTTGTTTCCGTAGATAGTAATATCAAGTTTTTCCTCACGCACAGGCATCAAGTTTCCTGAAAGATTCTTAACACCATTAAAAACAGTTTGTACTGAACTGTGCCAGTTTTTAAAATTCTTTGGACTTAGGGAACCTATAATATCGTTTGTTGCACCACCGATTGCGTCCATTAAACTTTTAGTAACTATGCTTACATATTGTTTTACTTCTAGTCTTGTAATGTTTCTCATTCTAGGTATAGGTGCTGTCTTAGAGTCTGAATCTCTAAGCTTAATTTGTTTTCCCTCGTTCTCCGCCCTTGTGTCTAAGTGATGGTGCATCTCCCTGTCTACAAATGAATACTCTAATTTTAACGAGTCTGGGTGTAATCTGCACTTTACGATATCTCTTTTAAAACCTATAGGTGAGGGTATGTTTAACCACTCCCTGAAGTCGTCAGGTGAGTAGTTGTGCTTAAGTAGGATATCACCACGGAAGTGTGCCAGACCCGATACTTTTCTTGTGGTGTAGAAATCTTGGTCTATCTCATGTTCCATTGAAAATTGGTTAGATACTACCGGGTATTCAGGCGAGCCGTATTTTATACTTTCGTTTACATCAGTACAGATTACAAACTCAACATACATAGACTGTAGGCCGCCTACTTTTTTTATTGTAAGGCTAACAGGCTTAGGTCCGTTGTTGCAGTCTACCAAGGAATCTATAGATGGGCTTTCTAATATAATATCCTCACCAATTACATATTTTAGCTTCTGCCTAGGTTGCATTAGGAAGTGCCTTAGCATTGAGTCAATCCTGACTACGCTAGGCATAACATTACCAATTGTATTTATGTTTCCGTTTGTGTTTTTGCTATCTGCTATCTCATTAGTGTAGCAACCAAATGTAGCCCTTAGCTGTTGTGGTATCTCGCTGTAATCTACATCTGTGTCAGGGTAAACAGTGGCACCCACCGCAAGTGTGTGCCTTGTGTACATGTAGTGAACCTTTTCCTTGTCTCCGTAGACAGGTTCTTTCTTGTATTCTAAGAGCTTTACTATGTTTAATTTAATTGGACCGTAACGCATCCAATTAGCAGAATTAGTAGCCATTGCTGGTAACCCCTAACATGTAAGTTGCTTCAAAAGCCAGCAGTGAAATACCATACTGTTTCTGACTGTCTTTTTCATTAGATCCTCTTGTGTAGCCCTCTTGTGAGTGCCCCACAAAGTCTGTGACAGGCTTAGTCATACGCAATGGTTGTACTAGTAGGTCGTTGTTAGATGCGTCCTTTATCCACCTTAAATGTAGAAGATTTATAAGTTGTTCTTCTCTTGCAAGGTGTCCGTAGGTTGGGTCTAGAAGCCAGCGTTCATCGCTATTAGATATATCTACAGCAAACCTTGTCCGTATTGCAATATATATCTGTCTAGTAACTACAGAAGCAGTCCTACCACTACCCTGAATAAACCCATCGTCAGGTGTAGGTGAACCTGGGCGAATAATAATATCTTGGTCACCTGTGAAGTTAGGTATTTCTGACCGAGCGACCAGAAGTACTCTTGATGAATTTAAACTAAGCTCTGTTACAATCAAAGATTTAATTGCTTTTATAAGAGCACCTGTGGATGATTTAATTTGTGGCATTAAAGTCCTAGTTCAGAAAAATACGGTAGCTGTATTTGTACTGTGTTGTACGAAGGGTTTACAAGTGATGGGTAACCGCTCATAGCAGCACTAGAGAATCCGCCTCCCCCCACGCCAGCGGAAGCGGCTGGGGGTAGTGCAGGTGGTGCAATTTCTCTGTTCGGGTCTTGTGCTACATGTGGCACCCTGTCTTTAACAAGTGGATCTTCTTTAGAAATAGGATCTTCTTTAGTGTCGTCTTTAGTTCGTGTGTCGTCTTTTTCTTTAGATACCTCTTTATTTTTAGATGTATCTTTAACTCTAGCGTCACCAAAAAATCTATTATCTATAAGTTCTTTTCTAGTAGCATCTTTTTCGGCTTCTCGTACTAATCGATTAGCTTCGCCTTCGTGTTCTTTTATATTTTCGTCCTTAGGCTTTAGTAAGGCTGAGTCTTGTCTATATTTTTGCTCTTTGCCAATAGTTGAATATTCGTCAGTATGTTCACGATCACTCATCTCTAAATCTATAGATCTAGTATTTAACTCTTGGTCTGTCATTTTGCTTTTGTCAACTATTTCCTGTGCTTTATCCCGCATATCTACATTCTGCACAGGTGCCTTACCATCTACCCGGTCTTTAGCTTGTGCTAAGGTAGCTTCGTGTGCTTGTGTTCTATTTCTTAAGGGTGCTGATTCTTTAGTAACAGCACTGGCGGCGTCCAGGTGTTCTCTGCTCATAACTAGATTAGGGTGGTTAGCTGACATGTTCTCTCTAGCTGTAGCCTGTGCTGATTTAACTTGGGCTTGAGTAGGTGCTGGTTTATTTTTCATAGTGCCGTGCATGTCGTGTGTAGAAAAACCTATATCCCCAATGTTTGTGGTAGTGCTCTGTATGACTTGTTGTTTAGCCATCGCACGCAATTGCTCTTGCGTTTTACCTTTGTTCTGGGGTAGTCTGTCTAGCTCTTGTGCTTTAGCGTCTACTTCGTGGTCAAAATTTCTAATTGTGCTGCCTACCTTGGAAACACCCTCGACAATACCAGCGGTGTTCATTGTCGCGCCCACTATAGTCAAACCTTGATGGCTAGCTTTAGCAGCAGAACCAATAGCACCCTTACGACCTCCTAATGTAATAAGTGTAGGATTAATGTTTGCTGCCATCTGCCCATTTAAAATAGATCTAGGATCTCTTATATCTATGTTACCATATTTGTCCTGAGTGTAGGAGTTCGCCGCACCTGCTGTAACAGATCCTATAGTTTTTAAGAATTCAGGTGCGTTTGTTTGTTGGAGTAGTGCGTTGCCTGACTGTATTGCTTCGTTACCTGTTACAGTACTTACAAACTTTCCAACTGGTTTAACAGTAGCTTTTGCACCTTGTTTTAGTAGCTCTGCCCCGCCTCGCACAAGTCCTCGTTTACCTATTTCAAAACCAGCCTTAGCAATTAACCCAACACCTGCTCCAGGTAGTGCCACAAATGAAGCAGCAGTTATAGCTGCATCACCTAACTCCCACAAAGCTGCGTGGTATTCTCCGTCAGCGTCATTGTCTTTAGAGTTAGCATCCCTAAACCCTGCAAACTTTTCGGTAAATTGTTCTTTGTAAGCTTGTGTTATAAATTTTCTACGCATTTCAGGGTCTTGTATTTTAGCTGCCTCAGCCTCTGTTCCACTTTTCTTTACATCCGTATCAATCTTAGAACCTTGTGCAATTGCATTTTGCATTCTAGCTTTAAAGTACGCCTCTTTATCAGCAACTAAACCTTGGCCTGTGGACAACATCCCTACGGAACCACGCTTGTATTGGAAAGAACCAGAATCCATGTGGCCTTTTTCAACTTTCATTTCGTGATCTACAGCTAGCTTGGCCTCTGGTGAAAGTGCGTTATATTGTTCGGCCATTTTTATACCGGAATCAATTTGATTAGCCCAAGCTTTTTTAGACTCTTCCCTTTGTTTTGTAGAAAAGTTCTCCTCTGTTAAATCGTAGGCATTTGAAACCGCTACCTGAGATTTATAACCAAGTAAACCTCTCTTTGTAGTAGTGGCACCGCTGTGCACTGCGCGAGCCATCATAAAGTCTTGGTAGGACATGTTTCCTATTTTTGCACCACCACCGCTCTCGTCAGCGTATCTCTTAGAGAGCGTGCTTGTGGAGAGGCTGTTTCTTGTTTCTTCCCCAACTCCGGCTGTGCGTGCTATTCCTTGTAGACTACTTCGAGCGTCTTTAAAGGAGTTTAAATAGTCTAGAGTTGCGTTTTGTTTAGGTTCTTGATCTTTCATTCCAAGGGGTTTATTCCTTGGAATGTTGTGATCAATTGGAATCATATTAGGGGCCATTGAAGTGCCCCCTAATCTGCGTCAGGTAATGTGCTAAAACTAAATATAGCCTGCTCTGTGGTGTAGAGCCTGTTGAAGTAAGCACCATCTACCATACCACGGTCATCAGCAGCACCATTAGCAGCACTTACAACCTGTGGGTGTGCCTCTAAAGATAACGCTATCTTCTTGTGCTTAGACCCTACTTGCTCGTATGCAAACTGAGCAACATGCACTGAAGGGAACCAATACCCAGGTGGAAGACCTACTAAAGACGCATTACCTGCAAAAGAAAATTTAAGAGCTAACCAGTACCCCTTGGTGTGCTGTGCCTTAGTTCCACCTAAGTGCCCGATCTCACTTAGTGCACCAATTTGGCTAGCATCCATAATACCCGGCTGGAATGTTGCATTAGCAGGCCTATCTGTAACAGCCCCTAGATTGCCTACAAATGCCATTAGCTTCTCTTCGTTGTACCTGTTGAGGCTTAGGTTGATCTTAGCCGTGATCCCCTTAAAAACCATATCTACGGGGGCTAGACCGCCAACATCGTTGTTAACAGGTGCCCACTTGTATTCAATTTCAACATTAGGTGTTTTTTCACATGTTCCCAAGTAGGTCGCTGCTGCTGGACCTAATGTTTTATGTGCCACATAAATATGTACTGGTCCTGTGGAATAGATTTGTGCTGCCATGTTAGTTCACCAATCCTTTCAATGCTGCCGCTACGGTAGCGATGTGTTTGTATAGAACAAATTCAAATACATTGTTGGTGTCATTAGTATTAGAAGATTGAGTTGCTGTAGCTTTCCTTTTAGGAATTGCCATTAAGTTAATCTCAATCTTTCGTGCTGATGTGCCCATATCCATAAGCTTGTCCGGACCTTGTGGAACAACACTTACAAAGTGTAAACCCTCAGGTGGAACATACGGTGTGTCATCCACTGCGAATCTAGATGCAAATGGGAAGTACATCAGAACATCAAAATCAAATCCCATAGTCTGAGCCAGTGCACCAATGTGCTCTTTGGTCGAAATTCCACGGTTTGTGGTTCCGTACAGACTGCCTGAAAGTTTCTGATACACAGCCTCATCGTATCTATTTAGAACACCTTGAATGTTTGCAGTCTGTCCTAGGATGGATTTAGCTATCGGTGCGTCACCACCAATATCATTCATCACATCTTCGCTCAAGTTGTTAATAGTTATCTTTGGAGATCCTTCAAATGTTCCAAGATAGAACATTTTGTCCACAGTAAATTCTGCCACATCATCAGTAGGCATCCTCCCAATAAATATATGTGCCGGACCTGTTGAGTAGATGTTTGCCATTTTAACTCCTTGGGTTGAAAAATTCGTTTGCTGTTGATTGTCTCATACCGAAGTAGCGGTCTAGCTCGCTAGAGAACAAACTTATAGTTCTGCTAACTTGTGCTTGTTGTGGTATCTCTGCGTTTTCGTTTTTTTCAATTTCAAATACACGCTCACCTATGCGTAGTGTCTCTAGTATAGCCTCTGACTCCTTTGCCCTAGATGTCATTGCATCTAAGTCAGCACCACCGTAACCACGCCTAGATATTAGTAATCCATAAGCTATATCGCAACATAGTCTTTTAAGGAAACCTTTAGAATCTTCCGTCATATTCTGCAAGTCTACAAGCAAGTATCTGTTGCCTGCAAGTATTGCACTGTTGATCATACCTGAGGCATCAGACAGGGCGGTCTGTACGACCAGCCCTGCTGTGCTATTTCCAGCTAGTTCCTCCGCAGTCGCTCGCTGGTCTGTGTCTAACACAAGATCACCGATTCTACGGAGGTCGTAACGCATCAGAAGATCAGACACAGTTGCGTGTGCCATTAGGATACCACATTGGTAAACTTGAAAGCAGTGATAGGTGCAACAACCTCAATACCGTAGTCTTCTACGATACGGGCATTGATGCGGCGGTTATCTGGATCGTCTTTTTGTTCTACAGTCATTTCTTCGTATGCAAAGAGATGCACAGTAGAGAACGAAGGCGAACCTTCAAACCCAACTAAATCACCTGGGCGTGCAAGAATCCAAGCCTCGTTGTCTCCCAACACATAGTCGGTTGTTCGAGTTGCACCTTTTTTATTAGCAACCTTTACAACATCTTCAACGATAATATCGTATCCGTACAACTTGTCAGGTAAACCATATTTACCATTCATAGAGTCCGAATCTCCACGAATCTGAGCAAGTGCCACTGGCGACTCTTTCAAGTAGGTGTGAAGTTCCTTAGAACGACTAAGTGCATCAGCAACAGTTGGGTTGATGATAAGACACATCTCTTTAGGACCACAAGCACCCAAGGTGTCCTTGTTAATCTTTCTAGAGACAGCGTTCAAGGCCTTCTTGAAAACAGGACCAACAGAGGTTCCTTGTGCGATATCACCGGAGTCACCACCTACTAAGGTGCTACCACCTGTGTAGGCGTTAGCAGAAGCAGTACAGCTAACGGTTGCGATATCGTTGATACCAGAACCAACAGCGCTCTGCAATTTATCCCAAACTTTAACTACTCTGGCAGTCATAGCTTGTTGTGCATTGATCGCACTGTAGGAAGCTACAATCTTCCAGTCAGCTTGATCTACTGCCTTATAGCCCAGCCTGAATGGGAACACATACCGTTGGGTATTGAAGTTCAACCACTCAAACTTTTCATTATTCCATTCCCCGTGTGGAGCGTCATTACCATCGTGCCACACATGATCTTTAAGGGAATCGTAAGAAACCCGTGCAGCTTGTTCTGCATTAAGTTTCAGGTAGTAGCCTGAAGACTTTTTAACAGGGGTGATGGTGATATATTTGTTCAACGCAAAGTCTTTAGGATTGCGACTGAACGATACCACAAGTTGACCAGTAGCGTCAAAGCTTGGGATATATGTGTTTGTTCCACTTGGAAATTGGGCGTTTGCCGATACAAAATCTGCCATGATATTTATCCTTAATTAGTTAGTTTGTTAAGCAACTTCCACAACATGTGGGTTGACTTGGATCAAAACTTTTTCACCAGCATTAACAGTGTTGAGTGCGGTGCCACCAACATTGTAAATACCAGCTACAGTTCCAATATTGACAGCTTTGCCGTCAGCATCGGATTTAACTTTAGTTCCAGCGGTAACACCACCAGTACCTGCAAAGATCATGCAAACATCACCAAGTCCGAAGACCTTAAGTGATTGCCCTGAGCTAGCTGCTAGTCCACTCTCTGTGCCACCCAAAAGGGTTGCAAGATTAGGTGGGCTAAAGGTACCTTCTTGTGATACACCAATTATAGATTGTGTTGATGCGGAGCACTGTGAAATAGTAAACTCACCTGTGATTCGCACGAACCTAGCAGGTTTGATATCCCCACCTGCAATAAAAGCCGGATTGTAAAGAGGCATGAATTATTCTCCTAGTTAAAGTACTTTTTCAGCATTGATTTTACCAAGAGCTTCTTGGTAGGTAATGCCGTTTTGGGTTGCAAAGTTAATAGCTTCGTTCACTTCGTCCTTAGTGCGGCCACGCACCCCACCAGAACGAGATTCTTGGTAGTAAGAGGCCCGTGCACCAATAGGTGCTTTTTGGTACCTTTTACGGATGATCTGAAGATGTGCCCTATAGGTCTTCTCAGGTAGAGATTGGACTAAGGATAGCTCTTCACCACGGTCTAACATGAAACCTTCCGCTTCCAACTCAATAAGATCTTTCTCACGCTCTGCACGCTGGAATTTAATCTTGATGTTTTGGATCTCCTTGTGGAGAAGTTGGTTTTCCTGTTCTACCCTGGATAGTTTAATTCTGTTGTATCGATTACCCCTAGACTGTTGGATAGGTTCCTCCGGTTCAGTGGATTCTTCTGGCATAGGTTCTTCGCCGCCGCCATCATCCATAGGAGGTGCACCACCGTTAGGGTCTTCCATGCCTTGTTCTGGCATAGGTGCTTCTTCACCGGGCATTCCCTCAGGCGGCATACCACCTTCCTCAGGTGGTGCTTCACCACCCTGTTGTGAAAGTTGTGTAAGAAATTGCCATACATCCGTTTGTTGGAGTCCAGCTAAAACACCGTCAATAATACCTTGTTGATCATTCATTCCTATAGTCCTTTGATATTTTTTAACCCCACCTTTAGAAAGGCGGAGTAAGCCTAAGTCTCGTTCTGGAGTAGTTGCACCGAGCAAACTAATCGGGTCAATCTTGTAATCACTTAGCCAAAGTTCTATTGATCTCCTTGGGAAACCACGAACCTTGTCAGCGGCATGTTTGAAAAACTTGAAGGTAGCTGTGATACACTTCCTACCTGTCTTGAAGAACGGCTCTACCTTTAGGTTGGTAGCGTATCCAACAATTTCAGGTTGCTCACCTTCAGGTGCGTCATCTTTGGTGTGCCCAATGACAAGTGGTATCTCGTCACCAGTATTCCCCATGCGCTTATTGTTTACTCTAACTATCTCAGATAGTTTCTTCTGGTCGAGCCGAATCACCACATTCCCTTTGCCATCCTTAAGCTCATGCTCGTCCAGAATAGGAACATGGTGTTTAACAATCATGTCGTTATCGTCCATTAAGCTCCTCGCAGTTTTTTAATCATGTGTGTTAGGTTGGAGTCTTTTTCAAACCTTTTAACACCGTCATTCTGTGGTGCAAATTGTCCACCGTTGTAGTTCCTACCACGGAATGTAATACCGTGTGCACCTGCTCGATACTGATCTGCTGCGTGTGCGGATTTCTTAGCAAACTTCTGTGGTTGTACTGTTCGCATTTTATCCCATGCCTTTCCAGCTTTGTTATATTCCTTCTCTGCGGCTTTTGAGAAAGCCCGCAGTGAAGGTACGCTGTGTTGTAGTTCTGAGCTAATGGCTTCTAAGGAAAAGTAATCTCCATCCTTAGCGTCTTCAATCAAGTGCTGTGCGTGTTCAGGTATTAAATTTTGCACTCTAAGACTATCAATTAGCTTCTTTAAACCACTGCTTTGAAGTACTGTCCTTGCGTGTTCCTTGCAGTACATCTCTCGCCTGTTAGATTCACTCGTCATGTCGTCATATAAGCTAGGGTCTTTTTTCAGTGAGGTTACAGCACCTTCTATGTCTGACCACTTAGCGTCTGGAATTAACTGCTGATACTTTGATAGATGCTCTGGCTTTATGTTCTGTAGGTCTTGGCTTAGTAAATCCCCAACAGGTGGTAGCTCTTTGTTAGGTGTGTTGTGTTGTCTCAGGAAACCTTCTAACACCCTACGACTACGGTCAAATTTTATTTTGGCCTTGTTTGTGCGGGAGAGTTGCTGGGCTTGCCCTGTGCTGGTGCCTGTGCCATTGGTGGGTGCCCCACTAGTATTGTTGGAAGGCCCGGCTTGGTTACTATTCTGCTCATATTCACCTATGATGTTTGTGTAAGCTTGTCTGGATTTCGGTAGAGCACCAGCGCTGTTCCAATCACCATTATGTCCTACAATCTCACCTTGTCCAATGTTTTCTTCTACATTTAAGTTATTATTTGTAGCATATTGATCTACGGTGTTTCTCATTGTCCTGTTTGGGTCGTACACTAATACTTTAGTGTTTGTCTTTCCAGGTAGCAGCGTCTTGTAGTTTATACCCGCCGCTATTAAGGAATCTCGCACTTCACCCATGTCCGTTGAAGGGTGTGTCATGTGGTACAAACTATCTGGACCTTTTGAATTCGGGTGGAACACAAGTACAGATTTCTTCTGCCCTGAGATACCGTGCCAAGCTGCTAGGTATTTTAATCTAGCTGGATCGGTGCCTTGTGGCGCCGTGTGCACGATTGACTCTTCAGAACCATTAGGCCAATCACCAACCGCATTCTGTGCGGTGGTTTCTACACCACCCTTGGCATTGATCTGGTTACCAAGTGCACCTTGTGCTAGGTTCTTACCACCTGGGGATTTAGCCACAGCGTTGGAGAACGGCTGGTTAGTTCTAGTCGCAACAGGTGTTCCTGTCATACCACCCGGTGCTTGTGTGAACTGTGCAAATTTTAGTCGTCTTCCGTTTCTTCCGGGTAGTCTTGTGCCTCTTTTTCCCTTTGAGTTTTTAAGTGGGTTGCCAGGACTTCCTGCCAACCGGGTCGGCTCTTTATAAGTGTCTGTATAATCGATTCCAAGGACGGCATTAGCCCTTGCGAGATTAGCTGCTGAGATATGTGGTGGCACTCCTTTTCCGTTAGAGGTTTGCTCTGTTGATTTGGTCTTTGCATATGCATCAGCATCTCCTTTTGGTATTTCAGGCATTATGTTTTTGTTTGCTGCTGGTCCTAATGTCTTTTCATAAATCTTTTTAGAAGCACTTGTGTAGTTTTCCATACCCGCTGTTTTTACACCCATACGAGTGCAAAAATTTTTCCAATGGTACCAACCCATAGCTTGAACTTGCTTGTTGCTTAATTTAAATTGCTCGGCTGTGTAATGATTTATTAAATCAAACGCACCAGCTAATTCTTTAGGTGGCGTGTCTATAAGAGAACCTTTTTTATTTGTCATGGTGCCTAAGCCCCAAAGCATCCATCTAGTATACCACAAGTCTTTTGTTGGGTATCCGCCTTGGTACGATAGGTCTTGATGAAAATTTCCACCTTTAGGCCCAAATATATAAGAACCGGAAACACCTATTTGCCCGCTAGTTATAGAATTTTTTAAACCCGCTGGTGCAGCACTTATAAATTTCTTTTCTGTCTTTCTTAAAAAGTCAGCGTAATCTTCTTTTATTGATTTTATTGTGTTTTCTCTTTGTGGTTCAGGTAGTTTTTTTGCTTGCTCTATTTCTACTTGATAAGAATTTCTTCCGTTCTCATCTGTGTGCAGAGAATATTTAGCCCACTCTTGAGCCATAAACTTAGCACTGTGTGAACCTGTTAGGAAAGCTGCTAATTGTTTGTCACCATCTTTGCCAAATGCAGCGGTGTAATTCTTTATAAACCTTAACATAGGATTTATAGATCCACCTCTAGTCGTCCAATCTTTTTGTAGATCTTCGGTAGAGAAACCCATGTTTTTTACATCTTCGCGCATCTTTTTTTGGTATTCTTTTGAATATATTCCGTCAGGACTTTCTGTTTTTAAAGGGTCTGCCCAATCATTCATCTTTTGTAATTTATCATCAAGCTTGGCGTTTCTACCAAGTGCAGTTAAGCTAGGTTTTTTTAAAGCACCTTTGACAGTTATATCTAAATCGTCTTCTGCTATTTTTGTGGGCACTTTAAAACTAGAATCTCTTGCAGCCTCAATTATTTTTTGTAGGCTATCTGTGCTGCTGTGTGCACCCCTTATAATCATTTTTCCTAATTTTGGTTTCTCTTGTTCTGGTTCGCCTTCTTTAGGTTTTTTTTGTTTTGGTCTTAATTTAGGTTTTTCTTCATCCTGATAAATAATACCTCTATTGTCTTCAAGACGCATCCATTCTTTTTGCAAGTATATAGCTTTTTTAATATTATCTTTATTGTCAGGGTCAGCGTACAAAGCATTTATATGCACAAAAAGAGATGGCTCAGTAACTTGCATAGAATTTGATAATGCTTTAGCTCTTCCGTAAAGTCTATTTTCGTGTTGTATGTGCTCTACACCGTCTTTGTCCGTACTTTCATCTTGTTTTGTACTAATGTAGGCAAATACACTTTTGTCTTTCCCTTCTGGGTCTTTTGCTTTCTCTATTAGGGCTTGTTTGTACATTTTTACGGCAACCCCTAGGTTAGCCCCAGGTTGCATCCCAAAACTAGTAGGTGCCATTAAAGCTTTAAAATTAGTCAGCATTATATGCTGCTCTACCCCTCTATCAGTAGGGGGTACTGTGTTTTCTATTTTAGGTATATTAACATACCCGTCAGGATTTTTGTCTGATTTTTGATTATCCTTATTTAAGAAATTAAGCAACCCAACAATATTCGCATCTGTTTGTGCCATATCATCGTCATACCACAACGCACCAGAATCCTGACCAGCGTTATTCTCTTTTACTATTTGATTTTTTGCAGCTTCGTCTTTATATTGTTTCCATTCGCCACTAGGTAAAATTACAAATCCGCCATCTTTAGGATCTCCGCTTGATGTTTTAGCTACACCTTCAGAGGCAAGCGCCTGTGCTGTGTGGTCTGTAGCAAAGGTTAAACCTAATGCAACAACCGCACGCATTCTATCATCTTCTATTTTAGCTTTCATCAACTTAGCTGTTTTTGGGTCTGTGCCTTCAGGTATCTGACTAATTTTTTCTTGAGATAACTTTTCAAGAACACCTCTAGCGCCTTGGCTATGGTACAAGGCTTTTTTTTCTGAAGGGCTGTATTCTTTACCTTGTTTATCTTTTCCTAATTCAGTACCGTCTATTAAATCCCAAACTTCTTGGTGCATTACGGAGTGCCACATGCGTGTGAAGTTTGCGTTTACACTTGGGCTGTAACCACCGGAATGGTTAAGCTCTTTGTCTAATGTTAAAAGTTGTTCATTTGTAAACTGACCATTCTCACCTTCTGGAACCATAGGTTCGGAAATGCCGCCTTTTGGTCTTTTGTTTTTAAGTAATCCAACAAAAGCAGCAGCACCTTTTATAAGTCCCCGCATTATAGGGGGAAACCTTTCCATTTTTTGTGCTTCGGTTAATTTTTTTGCGCCTAGCTTTTTATCTGAAGCGTACTCATCTTCTTCCCCTTCTAATTCTGGGAGAATTGATTTTCGCACACGGGCGTGTATACTGCCTAAGCTTTTCTTATCTAATTTAAATTCAGGATTTAATAGAGCGTTTCCTTTAGAATCATGCATAGGCTTACCGTCTTCATCTAACATAGGCTGACCTGAAGCACCTTGTTTTCTAGCTATCTCCTCTCGCATCATGTCAAAATATCTAGATTGTTGATATCTATCAGAAATAACAGGGGGAGCGTCTTTTAATATATCATGACTATCTAAATACAATAATGCATGTAATTGTGAATTATTTAAACCGTGGTCTAATCCGTTTATGTGCTCAATTTGCTCGTCATTTAATCCGGTATTGGCTTTGTCAACTTTAGCTTGGTCTTCTTTTTTAACCCTAGCCCCAAAAAAGTAATGCGTATTATTTAAAATAGACAATAGATGATCTTTTTGTCCTTTTCTGCTGTCTCTAAGTTTTTCGTACTCCCCGTCCCTGTATCCTTTAGTCTGTAGAAATTGATTCACCGTACCTTGGCCAAGTGGTGGCGCTGCTTTACCATATGGGGTAAAATTTGTTGCTTCTCTAATTTCTTTTGAAGGGTCATTGTTTAAATGGGCATTTGCAGCATCTTCATGAGTAGCGTGCTCCGCCTTTGTTATACCATTATCTGGCTTAGGCTTTGTAACTGCTGTAGCTTTTTTAGACGGTGTAGCAACTTTGTTAACTTTATCAACTTTAGCTGAAAAAGAAATACGGTTTGTGTATGCTCTCTTTTTAAAAGCTACAACCTTGTCAATAAATTTAGAGAACCTTGTTTGCATTATCATATTATCCTTGTGATCTGTAAGTCTTATTGTTCATGTTTGCAGGGGTTTGGTTATTTGTGTTAGCTGGCCCTTGGTCTTGTCTAAACTCTTGAGCTTTAGGTTTTAAAGCGTTAACACCTTGATAACCACTTGGTTTATTAATAGGGTAGCCCTTACCATTTACTTTTTTTTGCACTAAATTAACAGGCTTTGCTGGCTTAGCTAGTGGTGCTGGATTTATAGCACTGTTCATAGCTTTTGCTCTTAGTCCACCTTGGTTGTTTGCAAAGTTTCCGCCTACTGGTCCTGTGACATTTGCCATATTAAAACTCCTTAATGTATAAAATGTTTATCTACAACCGGCACTATAAAAACCACCATCTGGTTTTCTTTTTCCAGGTAAATGTGTATTTGTTCCTGAAGGGATTGAGCCGTCACCCATACCTGCACCGTATCTATGTTTAAGGGGGCTTACTCCACCTTTATGCCCTTTAGCTTTTCCGCCAAGTGGATTTACATTTTGATTTCTTGTAGGTTTTCCCCCTGTTGATTTGGCGTGATCGTTAGCACCTTGACTTTGTGCGTTTTTTTCATCTACTTTATTTATAACATATTTAATGTGCTCACCGGGTTTCTCACCGTTTGTTTCACCAGCTTTTGGTGTATACTTTGTAGGTTTATCAGTCTTCATAGATTTCTCCAAAGGCCATTGTTTTCCACTAAAATTAAGTGGGTTAGTTTTAGCGTAATCGTTTACACCTTGTGTTATTTTATTTCTATCGTTAGTCTTTTTAATAGCATTTTTAACATTGTCACCAGGCATATCTAAACTCCTTTGTTAAAATTACACACAAGGGCGGGGGGCTTTATGCCCCCGCACCTTGTGCCCCGTCCGGTGTAGGTTGAGCCGCTTCTGCACCTTGTTCAGGCATAGGCCCTGGTTGCCCTTGTTGAGGCACACCTGTTGGCTGGCTACCCATTGTGGACGGGTTTAGCGGCATGTTTTGGGCTAATATCGCATGACCGGGTTGTGGTCGGCTCAAGCCTAAAATAGCCCTAAGTTCATCTTCATCTAAAGTACCGCCCATCTGATAAAACGCTTGTGCTGCGGTGAGTGTTTCACCTGCATTAGGTTTATCAATATCGAACACCCAGCGTATTTGTGGTAGTCCGGGGAAGTTGTACTTTTGAAGAGTCGCAACAAGTTCTTCCGTCAGTGTGTCTTGTAGGTTCATCGCATCGTATCGCACCATCCTAGAGTGCGTGTCGCCGATCTCCTGTGCCTCTCCTGAGGTCATTTCATTGTCATCAGCACCCTTTATGAACCTTCTGATCTGTTGATCAAAATAGGCCGTAATAAGGTCGTACAATAGCTGTGCACCAGCGGGTGATGGGTCAATTCTTTCTATTCCCGGACCCGCAGTTGAGTTGTCACGGTACCTTGGGAATAGGATTGTGTTGTTACGCATCTGTTCTTCAGCACATTGCTTAACTTCAGCTAACGATTGTGGGTTACCAGCCTCGAAGTAATACACAGTGAGTCCACCTGCACCAATTCGTTCAAGGTAATCCATGAGAAAGGTCAAAACTTGTGACCTTAGATACCACAGCCAGTAAATCTTACTGCGGATACCTACACCATGAATACCACCAGCTAGCTCGCCTTCATAGAAGTCAGCGTCTTCTGGTTCGTGCTTGTGTATGATTATTTGCTCACGCTCGTCAGGCGTGAAGAAATGTGCCCTTCCACGATCCGTAATAGCCCATGAACCGTCAAAAGTTGCGTGCACTAGTATTCCAGCCTGTCCTGAATACCTGAACACAAGTTTGTCACCGTTGATTGGTTTAAAATCCTTAACTAACATACGGCGTTTCTTTGTTGAGTAATCCCACTCGTAGTTTAGCTGGACGGCGTACCTACCATAGAACATTGCCTCTAAGAGGTGCATCAGTAGTTGCTGTATTCTAGGAGTCTGTTTAATGATATCCGTTAACTCTTTAGCTGCCTCTGTCTGTGCTGTGTCTTCTGGGTTCTGTGGCTCTAGGTGCCACCCTAATTGTGCGGTTGGCATTTGCCTTGACCGTATGCACTCCATGATCACAGGGTCACGCCGCATCGCAAGTGTGTTTTTTGCACTGTGTCTTAGTGCTTCGTCAAATGTGTAACGGTATGTGCGTGATGCCCAATTCACAACTTGACTGAATGTCATGAAGTGTGGTAGTGGTTGACCGCCATCCCCAGGCACACGACCTTCTTTTATTTCTGCTTCTGGAAAGTCGTACCCACGCTCTTGTGGTATCTGTGCGAACGGGTCTGGTATTACATCTTCCTTAGCCATTATTTATTTTTCTCGCCACATTGCCTCTTGATGTAACTGGAACTGGCGTAATCGAAGAGACATTGTTAAATGGGTATCCCCATTTTGTTGTTGGTGCGGGTTTTCCCTTTTTAGGTTTAGCTTTACCTATGTAGTGTTTAGAATCTTTACCAACTCTGTGCTTTTCAAAATCCAAATCAAAACTTTTCTCGTCTTCGTAGTGAACAGGTTCACCTACAGTTGCGTACCCAACTAAATGTGCCTTACCTTTACCTGTTCTAATAATTCCCATTTGTCTACCAACATAAGGGTGAAGAGATTTTGAATTTCTAGTCTCAACAGTTTTTTCACCACTTAGTATTTGGTCAGTGAATGGCTGGCTTTTGTCATTTACATTAATGCCGTGTGTAATAGCGATAGAGCCATCACTCCTTCGTACAAATTGTAAATTAGAATCATTCATAATATTTGGACCCCCGCTTTTCAGCGAGGGCCTCTTTTGGGTGCACCCAGTCTATGGGGAAATAGACATCAAGGTAGTTATAAGATACCATTGGTAGACTATTAGTCAATACTAATTTAGGCTATACACTTTATTGAAATGTCATATAATAACCAAGTGTTAATTTTTAGCCCCAATTGTACTAGAAAAGAGGGTCAAATGCGGTATTTATCGGTATGTTCAGGTATAGAAGCAGCGTCTGTTGCTTGGAAAAACCTAGGGTGGAAACCCGCAGGTTTTTCTGAAATAGAACCTTTTCCTTGTGAAGTTTTAAAACACCATTACCCTAAAGTTAAGAACTACGGAGACATCAATGAGCACAAAAAATGGAAGCTACCAACAATTGACCTTTTGGTCGGAGGAACACCTTGCCAATCTTTCAGCATTGCAGGCTTGCGAGGTGGATTGGACGATCCCAGGGGAAACATCATGCTTACCTACCTTAGAGTCGTTGAAAGTAGACGGCCTAAGTGGGTTGTCTGGGAAAATGTCCCCGGTGTATTGTCATCTAACCGAGGAAAAGATTTTTCTACCTTCATCACATCGTTGGGGCACATGGGGTATGGGTGGGCCTACAGAGTGCTTGACGCTCAATGGTTCGGACTCGCCCAAAGACGCAAGCGTGTGTTTGTTGTCGGATGTCTTGGAGACACAGCAAGTGCTTCCAAGGTTCTATTTGAGTGCGAAAGCGTGCGCAGGGATTCTACGCCGAGCAGAGAAAAGAGGAAAGAAATTACCGGAACTATTACACGAGGCTTTGGCGACCGTGGTGTTGACCACTCACAAATAGTTGACGGTGCTTACAAGATAGAATACTCATCTCCTATCACAGGTGCACTAGCTGCTGCTGATGGGCCTAAGGGTGTTAGTGATCAGTACGCACACGAAGGTAAGCTTGTGAGTGTGATTTGTAGAAGTTCAGGACAGGGTGACGCAGAGGTGTGCTACGACCTGTGCCCAACCCTAAACTGTCTTCATGAAGCACCACACATAGCCACCTACGACATGAAGCAACACCATAACCCACAGCCTAGCGACACAGCACAACTCACAACAAAGAATTGTGCTAATGTTCGTGGTGACACACCTCTAGCTTCTATCTCGTTTGAACCCGGAATCGCAGCTAGGGAAGGTAGCCCTAGCAGGTTTATACCGGAGATGACAGGTACACTAAGGGGTGATATGGGAGACAATCAAACTGCTGCTGCCTATAACATCACATTCTGTGATTCTAATGGCACTAGGAAAGACAGACCCAATGGTGGTTTGTATGTGAATGAGACTGAGTCTAGCAACGCCTTGACTTCGTCAGGCGTTGCGGGAACTACGGTTGTTAAAAGTACGGCTGTTAGAAGACTTACACCCCGTGAATGTGAAAGGTTACAAGGATTTCCTGACGACTACACATCTATTGCGTGGAAGAATAAACCTGCCGAATTGTGCCCAGACGGCCCTAGATATAAAGCTCTAGGGAATTCTATGGCTGTGCCTGTTATGCGTTGGATTGGTGAACGAATTAACAAAGTAAACAAGGAGCTAAAGTCATGAAGTTACTAACACAGAATTCTGAACTGCGTAAGGATGGAATCTGGAATTGGACTATACCTGCATGGAATGTAAAAATGTCAGATGGTAGCTGGTTCAACTGCTGCCCTAATGCAGGTGTGTGTGCGAAGATGTGCTACGCACGCAATGGTACTTACCTTTTCCCAGTGGTGAAGGCTAAACACCTTGCTAACTTGGAGCACTTTATTTTTAAACAGGCTGAGTGGTTTACTGACATGAGTGCTGAGATACGCAAGAAGAGAAATTTGAAATACCTGAGGATACACGATGCAGGTGATTTCTTCTCAGACGACTACCTACAGTCGTGGATTGATATAGCTATACTTCATGAGCAGGTTACATTTTATGCCTACACAAAAGAAGTTTCCCGTTTTAAAAGATACCAGCGTGAGATACCGCACAACTTCAGGTACCTGTTTTCTATGGGTGGCAGGGAAGATCACCTAATCGACAAGGAGAACGACAGACACTGTGATGTTTTCCCTACAGAACAAGCACTTTTAGACGCTGGTTACATGAATCAAGGTGCTAGTGATTTACTTTGCTTCGCCCTGCCAACAAATAAGATTGGGATTGTCTCTAATAGGATTCCTCAGTTTATTAAAATACAAGATGGTTTAACATTTGGCCAGCAACAGTCTAAAAGAGAATCTAAAAGATTTAAGGGATAACATGACTCCTGAATTACTAGAAGTCCTTGAACGCATCGAAACTGCGTTCAAGGCCTCCAAACCATTTATACAAATGAATGACGCACTTGTGATGTACAAATTTATACTCGAACTTTCTAAGGACGCAAAATGAAGAATCCAATGGACGAAAAGATTACACACCACATCATGGTTACTAATTGTGATATAGGAGACAACGACTCTCTTTTAACAGTATTGGGCAGGCTAGTACTATTTGCAATCTCACTACCTGTGGGGTTTATTATATTCTTTTGGTTTATGAAAGCTTTCTGTTGGTGCCTGAACAACTTTGTTCTCCAGCCTAAGTGAGTAGCTACCTGAATTTGAATATGTAGATACTGTGAAGATAGTGTCATTTTTTTATTCCGTAAATTTTAGGTACCCCCCCCACTGGTGGTGCCCCCCCCTAACACAAAATAATCGAAAAAAAAAACACCGTACTCGGCGTTACGCACTATAAATATATTTACACTCCGCTTATCCGCAATAGGTAATAGTGCACTAAGCGTGTCTCTAATGTATGTCATGAAACCCCTATAAACATAGGCTTTGGTGAACATGCGAAATAATAATAACGCACATGTGTAGTCTTAATATATTGAGAGTAGTTATATCCGTTATTCGCCGCTATTGTGCAGGCAAGAAAAGAAGCCTGCACGAAACACCTATAAACATAGCGTTTGGTGCACATCGATGCAGGCAATAAAATATATTCGCACATCTCTTATCTCTAATGTGCAGGCAGCGGCGCGGTGTGCTGAAACCCCTATTTTTATAGCGTTTGGTGATAGCCTGCAACTAAAAATAGATTAAGACTATTTATATCTTTAATTCGCCGCTTTTGTGCAGGGAGCGTAGCGACCTGCAACTACAGACTACAACTGATGTGCACGAAGTGCACTACATGTTTTTGCATGGAGGCGGCGCGGAGCCGCTACAATTTTATAGTACACAATGCAGGCTATCGCGCAGCGATGCCCACAGTTTGTAACATGGAATGTGCAGGCTAACCTATTACGCACATTCCCACTCTCTTAATCTGGTAAGTGCAGGCTAACCAAATATATTGCGACCTGCACTATCCGGTTTTAGACCTAAGCCAAACATACCATTGAACTTAGGTGTGCGCAGGCAATAATCTGTGGGTGCAGGTTTGAGCAGGCTACCAGGTGCTACCCACGGGCCTACCTGTTGTTGACCAGCTAGTGTGACTAGCGCCATGCCCATTGATACTGTGCGGTCATCGTGCAGGCCATTCGTGTGGTCGAATCTGTACGAGCTACCTGTTGTCTTGATTATTAGGCCTGCCATCTCATCAACAAGTGTCTCTTTTCTCTTACCAACTTGTAGTGGCGCAGGGTCAGAATACCACGCCAATTGGTTGTTGACTAATAGGCTCCTTAGCAACTCCGCCATCTCATAATTAGACTTACCTGAACGCCCATCAAATCTAGTGCAACGCAGTCTGTGTTCATACTTTTGAACTGTGGCTTCCATCTGCCAAGGGTCTATAATTATAGTGGGATTGTTGAAGTTACTAGCTACATTCTCTATCCATGAATCAACAGTAGCAATTGGTACTGGTGCAAGTGGCGTGCCCTGGATAATGTCCATTCTGTCAAGCACATAAACACCATCCAAATCACGGTGCATAACACACATGGAAGTCCTATCTCTTCTGGCTCCGTAATCAATTGCGGCAACATACTCCATGCCATGCAGACCGGATGTCGTATAAACAAGGTTTTTTGTTGCACCTAGCTGTGTACCTAAATTTATCTCTGCTCTTGTTAGATAACCTGACTCTTCTGCTGGGTCAATCCACACATTATCCAACACACGGCGTGCGACACCATTAGGTAATAGTGCTCGATCACGCTGGATAGCTTCTGCATCCATCCAAGAGTCTAATTGTCCATTAGCCTCGTAGACTGTCCAGCTATCATCAGTCTTAACTTGTTCTACAATCTCATGTTGCCACGAACCAAGTGTGCCAGCGTTTGTGATAACAACAAACACAGATCCAGGTCTCTTCTGCCTACCTGACCATAGTGTATCCCACAAGTCTCTCTTCTTCCAATGTGTCACTTCATCGCAAACCACTAAATCTGCTCTAAGACCAAATGATGTTGCACTATCCGCAGTTAGAATCTTTAGTATTCCCCCCGGTCCTTTGATTCTCTTAGCACCATACACAATGCGTTTAGCTAACCAAGGATTCAATCTAGCCTCTGCTGCCATAGACTCAACAAGTAGTGCTGCTTGATCGAAATCTGCCGCTGCTGCAACTATCTCAATTGGTTTACGACTGAACGCTAGTACCCAATTGCATATGCGTGCGAGTCCTGTTGTCTTGTCGTGTCCGCGCGGAAGTGTTTCCCATGTGTTACGAGGACCTTTAAACTCAGGGCGTAAACCACACAACGCCTCAATAGGTTCCATCATGTATGTTGTACGCTTCCATTGCCAGGGTCGTGCGACATGTGCGAAACGCCTAGGCTCAGGGCGTGAGTCAATAATTACAGAGTCTAAATATCCTTTAATACTGCGTGCAGATGCTAACTCCGCAATAGTGTAAGCCTGTTTTAACTTCTCCTCTAATTCTAATCTGGTCATTGCTGCTGACATTGTTTATTCCCAGTGAGGTTATATAATAACAGTTGGTTTTACATTATCACATTTTGAGGGAGAAAGCTATGATTAAGCGTGGGATGTGCTTTAGGATTCATGTGTTGTTCACAGACAAGACGGACTACACCTGTGATTGGCAACTAAACCTTGGTAAGATGTACAAGTTTATTGGTGCGATGATGAAGTTCAGGGGTGATGTTGAGAATTGGACTATTGAACGCAACGATGGTACATTTGTTGCAACCAAGGACAACCCTGTCCAGCTAGAAACCTATTGTGCTAGTATGTTTCAGCTAATGGGATTTGTAAAAGATCTAGATGATTAGTGCAATTTGTATATAAGAGATTTACCTGCCTGACGCTCGCGCTCTGGCAGTAAATCTCTCTATATGCGATTATAGTCTGTGCTTGTTTTATGTGTCAAGTTAATTAACAAAAAAACTCAACTACTAATATCTTTTAAATTAGTAATTGAGTCTTAGTTCACGCAAATGCGTTTCCCTGAACTAACGGAGTTCCTTAGTCCAGTATCATATAGGTTGAATTCATTCCATAATACATTTCGGTTTTGTATGGCTTAAATCCGAATCTTTCCCAGAACTTATTTGAATCAAGCACAGACATCAATGCTTTAGGATATGATTTGATTTTAAGAACTTCATTAACTAATGCGGAAGCATATCCACTTCCACGATGCTCTTTTAATACACAAAGATCGTGGATGTAATAACAAGTTGGGTGTTCTATATTTTTGTAGTAGCAATTGATTGGATACGGTTTAAACAGGATGTAGGGGAATGAAATGATATATCCTATTACATCATTCCTAGGCTGGCAGACAAAGCATCCGTCAGGATAAGCAAGCAACTTGGAACGAAACGATTCAACACCTTCATAATAATTGTCTGGATAACTATCAGTTCCAATTTTGTCGATAGAATCAAAATCATTCTTTGTTGCTTTTCTTATCATCTTCCTCAGTACCTTTAAGAAGTTAGTCCAGTATCACGAACTTAGACATTCTAAGCTCATGTGCTGTTCTCTCAGGGTCTGCTGGTTCAACAGCACAGGTTGGCTTCCATCCAATAGGCAACCGTGTGTCCTTAGCCATCTGCCACTCACGCTGCAAATTCTGTAGGTGGGTTACAATAGGCTTACCTGTGACCTTGTCGTATTTATCCAACCCTGGGATTGAGTAACCTGTTTCATCATTGATGTCATCAGACTCAATGTAGTAATAGGGGTTCTCATTGGTGCACAATTTCTTTGAATAGTTATCAGTGCACTCGTTAGCCTCCTCAATAGATATTGTGCCTTCTAAGGGCTTCCTGAGGTTACCATTCTTGTGCTTAGTCAAGGTATTATAAAGCTTAGGTATCTTGTTGCCAGTGGTCAGGTGACCACTAGCAAGCAACGCAGGTATAATCTCATCATTCCGCACAAATTGAATACTCATGATACAACCTCTTTCTTTTTAGTGACCCAAAGTTTATTCCAAAGTTTTTCCATAGCCTTATCATACGCTAGGTCAATCCTAGTCCTAGCGTCATGATATTTTAACCAAGCCTTATCCCTAGCTAGCTCCCTGTCGAACGCCAAGTCCTCAGTAGCTTTTTGATATTCTTCCTGTGTCATGTTACATGTCCTCCCCTGTTTGGTTAGTTACAAAAGCGTCTATCTTGTGTTCTAGAAGTCTCAGGTCATGAAGGGTGTTGTTAGCTTCCCTTAGCTCTTCGTGTAACGCACACTTTAAAGCCACTGGCACCATCGAATTGTTTAGTGCCATTTTCAAGTCTCTTTTATTGCGTTCAGTTACTGTTAACTTTGTGTTAACAGCCCCTCTGATTGCATTAATATCTCTCATATTGAATTCCAAAGTAATAGTAGTCATTGTCTTCACTCCCTCAAGTGTTTCAGGTTGACACTGCGTCATCCTTATACGCTTATCTTACTCCACATTTATCTATCGGCAAGGTTAGCAGAAAAAATAAATAAAAAAAAACACCCAGGGTTAAATCTAGGTGTTTTGTTGTCGTCTTCACAAGCGGTTCCAACGAGCCAACACTAGTTATTCGTACCAACCTGGGAATTATTGCAATAAATCTGGATGACTTTGAAAGTTTCCATCATTCAGGGATTCAGGTTGCACAGTCAGCTGGTCCATTGGGATACTGATACCCCACATACCTGCCTGTTGTATTAGCTCTTGGTCTGATAGCGTCTGGTATGTGACAGTAGATTCAGACTTCTTAGGTGCCTCAAGTCCTAATATCTTAATCTGTCTATCCATGATAGATAACACAGACTGAAGTGATTCTCTGTTACCAGCGGTTGCCTCCTTATAGTATACCTTTAGTAGCTCATCGAACCTAGCTAGTGTTAGGCTAAGTGCTTTCTCAGCTACTACACTGCCCTCCTTCATCAAGCTTTTGAATTCTCTCTCGACATAGCTGTACGCAGCTTGCCTTGTCACACCCATTGCACGACCAATCTCTGCATATGTCATTCCCTGTTTTCGCATCCCTATCGCTTCTAACCTCCTCTCCTTTTTTATTATCTTGTGCTGTGACATCTTGTTCTTCAGGCCTGAATTGTCTTCCCCTGTGTGATCTGATAACATAACCTTCTCCTAGTTCTGCGGGTAAATTGTTTAATAAAACTTCTTCCTCAGTCCACATTGCTGCCATTACATTCCAGCAACAAGCAGCTAGGTGATCCTCATCACGATAGCCCATTGCATATTTAATTATGTGGCGTAGAGCACTATTGATATAGCGTGCAATTGGTTGACCCTTCTCCCAATTGCGTGCACCGTATTTCATAGCACCCAACTCTGTGAGTATGGCAATCCTCTCTAGTGCTGAAAAAGGTAACAGGTCATACCTGCCCTTAGCAAACTGAGAGTCACGCACAGAACCACTTGGAAACTCTTCACGCTCACCACTGTCTTTTACTTCATATTTCATGTCTTACTCCATGTGTCAGAAACAACCCACTCAACTTCTGATCTTACAAAACCATTAAGCACTTTGTCCATGCTAGTATTCATTAAAGATTCTATCACCTTACCGTGTGTCTCAGGTGCATCGTCAGGCACCTCTACAACTAATTCATCGTGCACAAAGGCAACCACAGGGTACAACTGTGACACGGCGTACAATGCAAGCTTGGCACCATCTGAAGCCAACCCCTGGAATTGTGTGTTGCACGACTCTGTGTATTCAGCAGCACCACGCACACGCCCTGTGAGTGTAACCACAGTGTTGCCGAATATTCTGCGTCTTAGACTAGGGCTACCTCGCTGGGATCTCAGTGGCATCTCTAGCGAGCTATCCTTGTTTATCTTAGATAGTGCGTTCCACACATGCCGCCTGAAAGCACCTGTGTAACCTGTGCCCTTCCTACTACGCATGTTGCCTGACACTACATCTTGTATTGGGCTGAATGCGTACACGCCAGCGGATCTCAGGTTGAACGCATCACACACCTCATCAGCACCACACTGTAGGTTGAAGCACAGTGCACCAAGCACATCCTGAAACAAATACCTAGACAACTCTGGGTACACCTCTGTCACTAGTTTGTTCTTCCACTCCTTGGCCTCATCCAGGGTCATAGACACACCGTATGATGCTGATGCGTATTCCATTAGTGACTTGGCACCAAGACCACCGGGCACACCAAAGTTTACAGCCTTAGCTGATTGTCTAAACTTCTTAAACTTTTCTGGGTCTGATTTCTTAAGACTCATGAACTCTGCAAAGGGTATATTTGATAGGCTGGACGCTGTGTATGCGTGCGGATCAATACCCTCATAGAATGTGCGTGCTAGCTGTGAGAATCCAAACCTGCTCTTGCATATCGCGCCCAAACACCTAAGCTCCACAGCATTATAGTCAGCTATGATAAACTTAGTGCCCTTGCTAGGTACGAATAGCTTCCTGAACCACTGTGCCTTTGGCATTTGCTGAAGGTTAGGTTTGCTACAACTTGTCCTTCCTGTGCGGACAAGTGCTTGGTACCTAGGGTTCACACGCTCTGTCTTTATCTGCTCAACAAAGTTTAATAGCTTTGCCTTTGTAGTCATGTCTTGCCACTGCTGGATGAACACATGCTTGTGCTCTGACCAGTAGTCCGCACTAGTGGTTATCTCACCACTCTTGTCCGTCTTAGGTATGCTCTTGTCTCTAAGCTTTAGCTCCGCTGCAATGTTCAACAGGTACACACGAAGTGCTTTGCTATCTACGGAAGGAACTCCTGTTGTGTAGTTGTACATAAGCTTGCCTAAGAATTTCTTACGCTTGTCTCTCTTGAACAACGCTGGATAATTCTTATCTAACCATTGTACGATATCATTTATCTGTAGTTTTATTTCCATGCCTATGTTCTGCTGTGCTTCAGTATCAACCTTGATACCAACCCTGCTACAGTCTGTGAGTGCGATAGAACCCTTAACTTGTGTGTGGTGTGTTAGTGGTCCGTGCATATCTATTAGACAATTGTTGTGGTTGGATATGTGCACAGCAACAGGGTGAAGTTCGTTGAATAACTCCCTAGTAACAGCACTATCCTTAAGAGCATAAGCAAGGTATTCATCAGGTATATCCTCCATTGGTTGTCCTAGAAACTTAGTCCACTCTGTCTGTAAAGATTTGTCCAGCTTAACTGACAAGTAGTGCTCGGACAGGTCACTAAGGCTTTTAGGCCTTAGTGGACCGTCCTCCTCACCATTAGCTAACCTGACTAAGAAATCTAGAATCATTGTATCCCAGACTTTATTCTGTTCGACCATAGCCTTCCACATACGAATCTCTTCAACATACTTCAGTGCTGCGAACACAACATGGTAATCAAACGCAACATTGTGTGCTACTATATTGCACCCGCTCAGGTAGATCATTTCAACCCAAGCACCAACCATGTCTGGTGACACAATGTAGCTACGCTTGTTGTCACTAAATGTGAGCACGATTAATTCTGGTATCATCCCAGGCTCAATCATTGTAGTCTCTGTGTCAAAACCGAAAGCACCATCACACTTAAGGTGCTGGCCTTTCCACATATTTGTCTTTAATAGTATACCCATCTATAAACTCCTCTGTTGCTAATTTCTCTACAATGCACGCCCACAACCACCAAGGTAGTACGACCAGCGGTTCCTTGTTGTCAGCTTGCACATGTAGAATATCATTCTTTCCTAGCCAGTCATATAGCTGTTTGAATCCGGTAGACCTGCACTTAACCTCCCCGGTCCATTCGTGCATCCCTGACTGAATCTTCAAGTCACCTTTGTAATTTGCATCAGCACCACTTAGTGGTACTCGATGACAAAACACACCGTGCAACTTCATGTAGCGGTGCACAAACTCACGCTCTCTACGCATTCCCTTATCCCTAGAAAATTTCCCGCTCATAGTTCTGATCGTCCTTTCCAATGTAGGCGGGTGTCGTGCCAGTTCTCACCTTCTTCAAACTCAAAAGCCCAAGAAGCTTGTGTAGGTGCTAGGTTGTTTTTAACCTGACCTAGAATTTTATCATTGCTGTCTTCATCCTGAATCATGTACAAGCAAACTCTAGCAGCAGCTATAACTGCAATGCTGCCTGTGCCCTTGTACATCTTGTTTACCTGACCCTGTGACTTGTTCAGGTGGCGTATCAGAAGAACACTACACCCTGTGCGTTCTGCCATCTTGCTGATAGGCGTTAGAACCTGCCTGATGTTCTGATCCTTGTAAGAGTCTATGTCAGAGTCTAGGAAGGCTAGGAACGGATCTAGTATTACCAAGACTATTCCCATCTGTTCAATGATGGCCTCTAATTGTGCCAATTTTTCAGGGAATGTTGGGTGGTAATCCCAGAAGAAGACCTTGTCTAGATTCGCGCCCGCAGCACGCATCCTAGGCACTGTAATACGCCCTGGGTCATCCTCAGCCGATAGAAACAACACAGAGCCACACACAGGCTTGTCTATCTCTCCGGGAAACGGCGTGCAGGTTGTAATACGCATTGCAATGTCCGCACACAAGGTGCTCTTGCCTAGGCCGGGGTCACCTTCGAGAACACATAACATGCCCTTAGGTATCCAACCCTTCCACAGCCAATCCACAGCCACCGTCTTATAAGAGCTAGCAGGCCTAACACCTTCAACAATTGTGTTGCCGGGCAAGCTAGCATGTATCGTTATAGCCGATCCAGCAAGAAGGGCATCATCAACGCCCTTCTGTGCTGAATCCCACATTTCTATGAATGTGGTGATCCCTTCAGACTTGCAGGCAAAGAATAGCTCCATCATCTGAGTCTTCACAGCGTCATTAGTTTGCCAATCCATGTCAAAGGCGATGTACACTTCCTTGCATTGCCTTGACCTAAGAACAGGTAGTGCTGTTGCCCAATTAGATGTTCCAGGCACACCTATAGTAAGTGTCGTTTCATCAACGCAACAAGCTATGTCAGCCTTCAGGACACCTTCCGTGATTCTAACTCTCTCACGGTCTTGTGCACTCCAAGGCACATGGCAGGTAGTCTTGGCTTGTGCGTCACCTGAGAACCAAATGTACTTGGGAGTACCACCTGTGGCTATCTGGAACCCACGGATTCTCATGTGGGTATCTGTCACAGGTAGTAATATTCCCTTAGTTGCTTTTATTCGTATGGGCTGATCACCTTTGCGTGTGAACCCTGGAACACTCAACAGGGAGTCTCCATACAATTCAAACAACTTTAATACACTGCGTCTAGTGGCAGGACATGATAAGGAACGGTACCCGCCTAAAGTAACCCATTCCTCACTTAGTCCTCTTGCAACAAGCAAGGTACTATCACTAGACGACAGTTCGCACAACTGAATCATTTCCTTATACACTTCGTGCCACAGATCGAGGTCTGGGTCTGTGAATAAGTCTTTCCATTCTAGATTTAAGACATCCAATATATCTTTTGGCTTACAGCCAGCGTGACAGTGTAGAAGTATTTGTCCGTCACGCTCTCTAATACTCAACGATGGTGAAGAGTCGTCATGAGAGGGGCACAACGATTTATATTCACCACCGCTGGTGGTCACTCCCTCAAGTAGGTTTAGAACCTTCTCCAAGGTGTTTATCGTTCCATTTCCTTTGTTGATTAAAGACATCCTCTATATCCCCCATGTCAATTTGATAACCTGAAATTTTGTTACATTCTCTAGACAAGTGCTCTGCTGTTAAAGACAGTGTGTGGGCAACATCTGCGATTGCTGCCCAGTACGCCGCCGCATTAACTAAAAACAAATCAGATGTTTTATCTATCTGTTTTCCATCTTTAACGAACTGTGCCATTAGCAGGTCAAAAGCATCTAGGCTGTCCACTTGCACCTTCCTTATACGGTTACCCCAGTGGGTGAACGCATACGAAAAGATCCCAAATGCTTCTACTCTATCTGATCCGCTTTTAGCCATGTTCTTTTTTAGAGATCGCCCGTCAGAGCGATCTCCCTCCATATAGGTTACTAACTTAGAAAGGCGTTTGATATCCACTTTTTCCCCTAGCTACTTTAGCAGTTTGCTTCGTGGGATTGACCGCCGTATTTTTCTTAGGCGGAGTAGGAGCCAACGCTTCGTCTGAATCATCTTCTTGAACATCTTTAGATTCCTCCTGAGTTAGTTTGCGTTGTTCATCCCTGAACAGCTTTGCAAATATAGACATGGTTTCCGCAGCTAAAGGCTTCGCATTGTTAGTGGATGGGAACATACCCAGCCGCTCCCTAACAACACCATTCTGATCCTCTGCGTGCTTACAAGAGATACGAACCTGAACACCTAGCAAGCCTGACGACTCTTCGTGCTCCATACCAAGTCCTTTGATATCGTCCTGGGTGTACCCAAGTGAGCGTATGTTTTTAACTGTGTAAGGCAAGGCCTTGTCAGTCAACCACATCAGAATCTTTTTACGAACACCTTCGCACTCAACATGTTGTTTACCTGAGTCCTTACCATCACGGAGGACTACATCAAAGACAACACACGGTGTGCCCTTATCGCCAAGTGCGGTAAGGTCATGCCCTTCGATCTGGGCATTATAATTTCCAACAGGCAACATCTCGGACATAACTACTCTCCCTTATAAGAATTAACAAACTGAACTGCACGCTTAAATTCCAACTCACTCATTGCTTCAAACGATTGGATACCCAGGTGTTTGCACAACTTTGAAACTGTGATACCCTGTGTACCACAGCTTGTGAGAAGCTTGTAACGATCTTCCAAAGAAACTTCTGAGGATGGCACAAAAGTCTTCTCCTGTTTCTCGTCCTCAAGTATGTCGTCTTCACTGTGAGCACCTCCTAACTCTTCATGAGTGTAGTACGGGAATGCTGTAAGGTCAGGGCAGTAAACCCTACCACCAGCAGTGATACACCGTGCGAACAACATACTCTTTGGGAACTTAGTCCACACTTCCTTTGTGGTCAACCCTGCTTTCTTGGCATCCTCCCAAGTAAACTGGTGATTACCTACTACTTCCTTGTCTTCAAGAAAGTCAACTGAGCACTCTAGTGGTGTCAGGACTTTTACCCGGTAGTTATACCGTGGTCTAGATTTTTTAATAAGTGCTGCAATGAAGTTTGCAGAGAATGTTGGCGTACCCTGAATTAGTTGTATAGCTTTCAATGATGCTGCCGCTCCTAATCCTAGTTCCCTGCCAACTTGTATTCGCACCATCGCAGATGCAGCGTCTTTGATATCTTTGTAGATGCCCGATTTGACGGCGGCTACAGCAAACCTTTCCATATCAGACACATTAGCAAATGTGTCAACAGGTACAACATTAAAATTACTCATCAAAAGGACTCCCCGGAGAAGTGGGTGGATCACCCGCAGAAATATACTCACAGCTTGAGTAGTGCACGAACACCACCTGCATTTGGCCTGACACAGTAGAATCTGTTTGAGTCACTGTCAGAGGGCCGTCTAGTTTTACTAAGTATCCCATCGCAGTACTATCGCCGTGGTAGTACGGAATCAAAGGTGAGCAAATCTGTCCGTGCAAAACATTGTCAGGGTGCTCTCCACTCATCCCCCAAACATGCACCTGTGAGTACAACGGATAGAACTCACAGGAAGACAAAGTATCAGCCATTCTATTCCCCTTTCTCAGGTATAGTGTTTACCACCTTAGCAACCTTTTCCCAGGTTGTTTCAATTCTTACACACTCAGAATCTGATGGCTCGTATTCAGGACTGTCGTCATGAAAGTTAGCCCTCTCAGGTATAGTCTCTTTAATCTTCGACATGTTATTCTCCCATTAGGTTGTAGTGGTCGTCATCGTAACTTTGCATCCGTAAATCGTTCTCCTCAGTAGGATCATCGTAGTCAGGCTTAGACCTAGACTCGGACTCCAGTGCGTCTTCCGCACTGTCGTCCTCAGACTGTTGGTAATCCCTAGGGTCGTCACCGTGATCGTTTTGATCAAGGTCGTAATCATTGTGGTCATCTGGACTAAACATTAGAATTCTCCTCTTCTTCAATTTTAGCAATCAACTCAACAATCTTGCGATTGCATTCTTGGTCACACCATTCCAACGATAGAACAGTTTCTTCAAACCAATTAGCCATAAGGGGTGGGTACAATGTGTAGTCTTGTACCATTTTGCAATCATAGGTTTTGATCTCAATCTTGAAATCAACTTGCAGGTTGGAGCTAGTCTTTGTCGAAATGATTTTAAAATGACTAGCCTTGGCAAGACCTAAAATCACAGAGTAGAATCTATCCCATTCGGTTGCATCGTAACGAGTCTTCTTGTCGAAGTCGTCCATAGCTTTTACAACATAATCAGAAACAAAGTACTTTACTGTCATGACTAATCTCCCTCAAAGATTTAGTGTTCCGTGTGTCGCTCTGTGCTTCACATAAACTTAATCTACAATCTAAAAAGCAGACTGCAACCCCAGTTGCCAACATTTTGTCAAAGTATTTTTATTGTTGTTGTAAGTACTTAGCAGACATGCCTTTAAACGAAAAACTATTTTTAATATAGCTATAGCTAAGTATAAGTTAGTATTTCTCTTCAGAGAAATACTAACTATAGCTAGTAGATATATATAGGTATAAAAGCAATTACCGTGCCAAGGGTAATTCTGTCAGAAAAGTGTATGCGTTTTTCTTACAAATCTAAACGCATTGTAGTGCCATTGACATAGAAGCCAAAACCTGCGTAGTACTTTTCCAGGGTGGGTGAGCAATCTAGAATAATTTTAAAACATCCTTTTGTGTGGCAGTAATTTATTGCGTGCCTCATTAGCATCTTGCCGATACCTTTTGAACGCCAAGCCTCAGCTACAATAAAATCATCTATGAATGCGTAAGGTAATCTATAAATCATTTTATCTACTAATTGGACTGTAATACTCCCTAATGGTTTACCACAGTCACTGATGTACAAAAAAGTAGGACAGGAGCCAGCAAAGCTCCTGTCCAAATAACACCTTTTCATCTCTTCTATAGTCGTGAAAACAGGTGCAAATTCATTGAGTAATTCCACATAGTGGTGGTCTAAATCATGTAGGTCGAGCCTTCTGATGTTCGAGTTGTTGGACAAATGATAGCTCCTTTAAAAAGAGTTCTTTGATATATCCTTCGTTGGGTCGCATCTCTACCAAGGCTAGCCTTTCATGTAATTTGAACTTATCGGCATCTGAATAGGATACATAGTGTGCTACTTTCGCACCTGTTACCCCTAGTTGATGTTGCACCTGGGGGTAATAGTATTTTGGTATCCATCCTCTGAGTGCCTCTGAGTGTGCCCTGTCGTTAGGGCATTTAATCTCTACAATCAATCGACCATCCTTGGTGATACCATCTAGGCTGGCCATGAACCACGGAAACTTTTCGTGTTCAACACAGGCTGGCTCAACCTTTAGTCCTGTCAGGTCTTCGTACATCTCACGCACAATAGGCTCTAGGCGTTTGCCTCTAGCCATTC